ATTTGGGGGATTTTAGTTAGCTATTTTGGGGGTATAAATTAGCCTATAAATGCATCATCTTATTTGATACATATTTGGTACTATATTTATCATATATACATATATAATATCTATCATATAGCATAATGTTCCACGTGGAACAAAATAGACATAATTTATCTTATTTGGTACAAGTTAGAACATAATTAGCACATAAAAGCTATACAAAATATGAATAACAAACACTTTGCGCCCGACTTATTAACAATTTTACAAGTATTAATAAGGATATAACTCTATTTTATTACCAAGCATTTGTTCTAGTATAGAGAATATATCTGTATTATATTTATGTAATATAATATCTAGCTTGGCATATAGGGTTTTGTTATAACAACCAATGCAATGCATTGCTGGGGTATTAATTAGATCTGAAATTTCTGGACCAATGTGTACAAATTTATCTTTATTATCAAATATGATTTTGAGTATCTGCTTTTTAGCAAGTACTATGGGTTTATTCATAGTTGCTTGTATAGCACATAACCAGCAAATGCAAGTAGGAAAACGCTATAACCGCCAATCAAACCAGTCAATAAAGAAACCCAGAATATAAAACAGAATGGGCAGCTAAGTAGTTTGGCGACAAAATTATTGTTTGTTTTAAGCCATACATTGAAATCTATATTTACTGTTTCAGTATATTGTTTATATGCTTTAATAAATGGAAGATAGGTAAAAGGCTTCCACTTTAGTAGGTATTCATAAACAGCATTAGTTTGTATCCAAACATAAGCTATGTATGCGATTGTAACGGCTGGAACTACATGATTAATAAGATAAAATAAGTCGTACATGTATATATATTATATGTACAACTTAAATATTATCCATCTCTTCTATTAAATCTTTAAAATAGTAAAATATATTATTCTGAAGTGTTTTAGGCTTATTAGATATTAATGTATATACGTTTCTAGAAATTATAGGATTATAACTTATACGAATCATCTTTGCATTACGCAAATACGGTTGAACTGGAATAGGCTCTAATTTAAACAAATCATCTGATATCTTCTCATATCCTTTTTTAAGAAGGATTTTAGTTTGATTATTACTAAAAACAGGCTTATCAGTATTCATATAATTTAATTTTCTTGATCTTCTAGTTGTTCGTCATCGTAAATACCATAATCTTTACGCATATTAATACCTTCTTCGCTATCCCAAACTGGTTCATTCTTAACCAAGAATTGACCATTTATGATCTTATAATACCCAATAAAGCAATTACCCTCTTCATAAAACTCCAAACCAAACTCAATATTTGGATATTTCTTGCTAGCTGCAATCAACCATTCAGTTGGTTGGCCCCATGCAGTATCAAAATTGATTTGTGCAGTTATTCCATCTTCAGCGATATACCAATCCTCAATACAAGTAGCGTTCCATTTAGTACCCCAATTTAAAATAGACCAATCATACCAATCACAAGCACCATATTTAGCAATCAGTTCTTTGCTTTTTTCAGACTCAATATTAAGATTTGGCGCTCTTGTTCCAACTAACTCTTCAGGCATTGGAACCGAACCATTAAAATCTAGATATTGTTCATCTTTCTTATTCTGTTCTATAAAAGAAAGAATATCAGACTTAGTTCCAGATATATCTAAGCTATTAAAACAATAATTAGGCATATATTTTATATCAATTATTTTTTCTTCAACAACTTATTAACAATTTTACTTCGCTCTTCAAAAGAAAAAGAAGCTAGATTTTGTGGCGGAATCTGGTCCATCTTCATTCTTTTCCAGATTTGATTATAAACACACCAAAAACTAACAGTTCCATCCTTGTGGAACGTTAGCTCTTGATCAGACTTGATCAGCGGTTGCATGGTTGACATCATTGCATGGTAGCTTGAACCTGTCAAGAGGTTTATCAACAACGTTGTAATAATCTTTATAAGGACTATTTTTGATCAGATTATTTCTAAATTCAAGCACTTCTTTTAAATCTTTTGATGTAAAACGAGATTTTTCGTATTTTAATTGTATTGTGCAATCAAAAAAACCTCCTTTTTCATTATAAAAGATATATTTATATCCAGTATTTGATTTATTTATCTTAGAGTTGATATTATTAATAGTTCTATCAACAAGCCGCAAATTGTTTGGATTATTATTATTTCTATTACAATCAATGTGATCTATCAATTCATTACCAAAATCAGTAGTTTTATGATATAAAGCATAAACGATGCGATGACACCGATATGTTTTATAATTTATCATCACACAATAATAATCACTGCTATTTTTTGTTTTGATTTGTTTATCTCTTGTTCTAGAGTTAGACATCATCATATCTAGATCAGATTTAAAATGATCTCGCGGTCTTGGTTTCCATCTTAAATAAGATGGCGATGTCGCATCTAATTCAAAACATTCTTCTAAATACTTTAATGATGGTAATTGTGATATTTGCATAAAATTAATAAATCATAAAATCTAAATATGATAGCTAAGTGTAATTACTGTTAATGAAAGTTCGCGCACTTTTTATTAGTGATTGTCATCTTCTCATGTGAAGAAAATTCACGGATATTCTGTTTTTGAATTCACGAATATCGAAAATAGATTAAAATTTTGTCAATCTTTAGAAAAAACTTTTAACATTGGTTTAGCAAGAAAATCAGATGTCTATCAAAAATATAAAATCTCAAGAAATGAAAAACAAATACAAAAGATTAATCGTAAGCGATTTACATCTAGGATCACAACATAGTAGAAGCGATCTATTTTTGCAATTGTTAAAAAATATTGAGGTCGATGAAATAATTCTTAATGGAGATATTATTGATGTTGTAGCTTTAAATAATAAAAAATTTAAAAATTGGCCGAAAGAACATTCTGTAGTTATTCAAAAACTATTGAGATTTATTCGTCATGGCGGAAAAATTATTTGGATCAGAGGTAATCACGAACTTAATTTAATTGATAGTTTTTTAAATGAAGAAATATCGGGTATTTATTTTTGCGAAGAATATGTAATCGATAATTCTATTCTCATTCATCATGGAGATAAATTAGACTTTTTAGTTAAAGGAAAGTTTCAAAAATTATCTGAAATAGGAGCAATAGGATATGAAACGTTATTGAATTTTAATTATTATTTTCGCAAAATATTTTTTAAATTAAATCCTACTTTTTCATTAAGCTCATTTGTTAAATCTAATTTAAAAAAAGTAATGCAGTACATTACTTCTTTTGAAACATTAGCTGCCGAAGATGCTAAGTTAAAAGGATTTCAAACTGTTATTTTAGGACATATTCATCAACATTGCGATAAAACAATAAATGAAATTAGATATTTAAATTCAGGATGCTGGATGGATGATTCTGATCCTCATTATATAGTTCAGCATTTAAATGATCAATTAGAATTAAAAAAATATAACTAATCAAACTATGAAAGTATTATTCGGCGTTCAAAGTGAAGGAAATGGACATATGGTCCAAGCATTATCCATTAAAGACTATTTAAAAACAAGGAACTATGAAATTGGCCCCGCATTTGTCGCTAAAAAGAAAAAAGGTTTAGCATCATTTTTCACTGATGAATTTGAAACAGTAGAATATGAAGGTTTTGATTTTGTATTTGGCGATAATGGCAAAGTAGTTATATGGAAAACAATATTAAAAAATATATATGAACTTCCTAAGTTTGTTTATTCCTTTTATAAAATATATAAAACAATTAAACAACAAAAGCCAGATATCATTGTTAATTTTTATGAGCCACTCGTTGGTTTATCTGCTTTATTGTTTCCTGAGATCAAATATATAAGTTTTGGACATCAATATGCAATGACATTAGATATGTATCCTAAAATCGAAGGATTTTATATACAAAAAATGTTCTTGACATTGATTAATTATATAACTAGTATTCGCGCCCAAAAAGTTGCTTTAAGCTATTATGAATTTAATGATGATAAAGTAATTGCTTGTCCACCAATTCTAAGAAAAGAAACTTATATCAAATCAGAAGACAAACAAGATTTTGTTCTTGTTTATTTAATGAATGAAGATATGTTGCCTGATTTGATTGATGAAGCAATTAGAAATCCAGATATTAAATTAGAATGCTTTACTAAATTAACTAAAGAATTTATTTGTCCCAGAAATTTAAAAGTTTATAATTTAAATGGTAAATTATTTCAAGAAAAGATGAAAGTATGTAAAGCGGTTATTTGTAGCGGCGGTTTTGAAACAAGTTCAGAAGCTATATTGCATAACAAACCATTATTAATGATTCCTTTACCAAATCATTTCGAGCAATACGCAAATTGTAATGACGCTGAAACTCACGGATTCGGCGCTTTCAGTAAAAAATTATATTTATCTTTAATACCAAAAAACCAAGTAAACAATGATACTTGGTTTAATAAATATAAAGATGTATTAGATAATTTATTCTAATCCCAGAAAGTCTCAAAGTTTTCAGCAAACCAGACAAGAGCTTTCTTTTTTCTAATCTCTAATTCTTGTGCTTTTTTATTATATTCATCCCACTTTTTCTTACAACTAGGCTCTGTAATAAACTCTATTTGAGAAACATCTTCTTCTTTTTTAATTAGTTTTAATTCGCCGCAATCAGGAATAGGATTATATTTCTCGTCATCTAGTATATAATCATACGCCCAAATGATTTCATCAATCTGATTTAGCCAATCATTTTCGGTCATTTCTGCTGGATGACCCATGCGTTGCATGTTTCTGAAATAACGTAGCTTTTTTAAATTATGTCTAGCAATTACTCGAAAAACATTCCAACATTCTTCATCACTAGAACCATATCTTAGTTTTTGATATGTGCTAATAATTTTTCTGCGAATATGATAATATTGATCTTCAATTATTTCTGCTATATATCCGTAAATGTATTTAATATCCATATTAATAATCTGTTTGACGTGAAGCTGAGATGCCGAAGCCAAGAATGGCGAACATGAACATCCAATGATCGTGAGTATAGCGAAAATCAAATGTCGTGTCAAACGAAATATTTACTCCCTTATAATAAGATTGCGAAAAGTCATCAAAGAAATAAACTCTTTTAATGACCGGCAACATTAAAGATATTTGAAAACAATTATAAGGATTGTCTTTTTCTTGCCATCTGTATAGTTGCATAATCTAGAAGAAATTAATCAAGCATGGCTTGAACTATTTTGTTTTTCTAATGCGGCGAGTTTAAGTTTGAGTTCTTGATTTTCGAGCAGTAATTGTTCATACTTTACTCGAATTAATCTTACAAGCTCTATTATGTCTATTTCATTCATGTATATAATTGGCTATTATTTCACCAAATACTTTTTTAATTTGTTTCTTCGCGCCTTTTAATGAAGAGTCAGTGATTGTAATATATATTTTTTTATTACGCCCACGTTCAATATTATCAATGCTGAAATAGTATCTTTTCACAGAGATATCTTATTGAACTGCTTTTTTTACTCATATTTGTTGTCTGCGAGCATTCATCTCAAGCAGTCTTTGATATTGATATTCAATCAGCTCGGCAGGAGTAAGAATATCGCCTCCAATGCTGAACCGTGAATAATCACTGCTGCTTTGAATCAACACAGCTTCTTCAAGAGTCAATTTACGATTTTCTTCTTCAGCAGACATTAAAGCCTTGAATGCTAGCTTGTTCTTGGATGGTTGTCGTTTCATTGGCGCAATATTTTAGTGTTATAGAGAAGTGAATTTTTTAACTGTCTGCCTGAGATCTTAGAGGATTTCCGAGGGGAGTCAAGCAAAATGTTGTAAGTCAATATAATTTATATAAGATTTTGCCACACTTTTTGCAGCTCCAAGCCTTATTTCTGCCTGCATCGTATAGAAATGAATCACAATCGTCAAGCGAAGAATGCTGACACCTGCGAGTTTCCCAAAACCACCACTTAAGCCATTTAAAAAAAGACATTTTGTTTTTTAATTTCAGTAAATGCACCTACTTCACCGCGCACTAAAAACAGTCTTTAACTATTTTGCTCAATTTCCTTCTCGGGTTTTCTAGGTTTTGTTACTCTGATAGTTACGCATTCAAACGAAGGAATAACTTCAGTTCTTTCTCCAGAAGGAAGATTAAGTTTTAAAAAATCAATGTAATTCCACATACCATCAAAGTCCTTTGTAGCAAAAAATTTATTTACTTTCTTTGATTGCTTTTTATCAAGATGATAGTCTATATAGTTTTTAAACCCTACAACTTCAGGTAAAGGCTCATCACTTGCTTTTAATGGACCATGAAAATCAACTGTATAACCATAATAACCATCATTATTTTTAACAGCTAATACTTCTTCAAAAGTTTTTTTAATCTCATATGCTATGCGGCCATCACCAATTTGTGGTGCGTTAAAACCATAACTTGAACCGCGACTTGCAATTTCAGGCATTACAATAGATTTAATAAGTGCGCCAATAGCATCAACTTGTTGGCGATCTATTTTAAAATCATACGCATAATCTAATGCAATATCAACCTGTCCAGTCTTTAAACGAAAATAAGTTTCAAGTGCGGCATTAATTACTCGCAAATGATTGTCAGTTAATTTGACTGTATTCATTATTTACTTATCCTCCTTAATTTTGTCCCACTGTTCGCACGATCTTTTGTCATTACACCAAACTCTCATCTCATCTCCAACCTCTTCCAGCCGCTTGATGCGTTGCCTCAGTCTGAGGTTTTCCTCGTCAAGTAGTTGTTGTTGTCGAATGATGGAATTTGTTTCGTTAAGTTCTATTTCTAATTGTTTAGCAAATTTAGCATCAACAACGCATTTATCTTCATCTACTTTTACAATTGGACGACAAACCCAATGATGATAAACATTTTGTATGTGATCCAATTCTTCATCTGTTCTTGGCGTTTCACTCATACTTATAAAGTATTCTAGCGTTAGTAAAATCTGATTTTTTAATCAAAATATTATCATTTATATTGATAAATTCGCTATCTTTATTATTTAAATTAATATGTATAGCTTTAATTGCGTCAGTATATTCTTTAGTTTTTTCTTCTCTTAGTTTAATAAATACTGAATGATTATCATGTGTTATTTCATAACTGTTTGAATATATCATGACTGATTTACGAGTTATATATTCTACTTCTAATATGATTTTTACATAATGCGTTTTTGGAGTAGATAATTGCTTCTGTTCTTTTTTAAGAATTTTATTAAGAATTAGATTTATCATATTGAACATCTAACGGATAAGAAGAATTACCATTTAAACCAAGAAAGCCATCAGTTTTTATATTCAAAGGTTGATTAAATTTTATCTCATTCTTTGAATGCATAATTGTCATGCGATCAATCTTGTTATTTGTTTCGCCGATTGTTAAATTACCAGCTTCATTAACAGTTAAAGTAAAAGATTCGCCTGTACTGTTTGTTAATACAAGTGAATTGGCGGTTATTTGTTTTGGTTTTGGCGGTTCAGTATTTGCTAATATTTTGCCGCCAAATATACTACCAACTAGAGTTGCTAAAAAAGATTTTCTATTCATATTATTCTTCGATTACTTCTGCATCAAGTAAATCTTTTTGTATAATATAAGGTAATGAAATGTATTGAGTGCAACCTTTATAAGAGTTGTTAGCTTCTTTAACCCATTCATCACATTCTTTTTTAGAATCAAAACAAATGGTCATCATTTTTCCAGAAGCATATCCATATTGACTATGCGGAGACCAACGAAGTTTTTTGAATTTAATAGTAGTCATATTGGTTTGTTATTTTGTATAATGTATTCTATTTGTACAATTACCTTTATGAGTTAATGAGAAACCTCTTCCACCAAAGGTTTTGATATATTGGCAATTATCTATTGTAACTACTTTTCCATCATTTGTAATAATGTAAGTAGTTAGAAATCCAATTATAAATGTTAAAATTAAATAAAATATAGCGTTTGATTGTTTATTCATATTATCCTCTATTTATTAAACCTGCTACTTCCAAATACCGATAAGCGTATGTGCTATTTTTATCATTTTCTTCTTTTAGTTTAAGAAATCGCTTACGAAGATTGTAGTATTTCAGCGGGAAAGTCAATATTTTCTTTACATTTTTTACAGACCACACGATTATCAAATGTCAAGAAACTATTTGTTAGAGTTTCCCAATTCATAATTAACGAATTACATTCATCACAACTCTCCAAAAGAGGCTCACCCTCAATCTGTTGTTGATTCCAAACATTCATCGTGGATATATATTATTATCGTTTAGTTCCGTTTATATTAATCCTAATAATCTTATTATTCCGAGCAACAAACAAAGCATTCGTACCATGATTTATCTCATCCTTCTCCCAAGCCTTGAGTTTGAGTCCCTTGAGAGTATCAGCATAACGGATGTCAGGACCAAATAATGATTTTGGGTTGCCTAGGAGCATATACTTTCCGCTATCAATTTTCATCGTAAAAACATTCTACAGGTTTTTGGTGGGAAGTCAAAATCTTTTTTAATCTTTTCCCAAAATGCGAAACTCATAACCTTCAGTACCAAAAATATCGCTAAATTCCATCTGAGTTTCATCTAACAATCTTTCAAATTTATCCCAAGTAAGGTCGATAACTTCTTTATTTTGTTTATCACTAAGATTATTAACCCATTCAGTAAAATTATTTAAAGCATCAACAAGGTTTTCTTTGTTGTATTTATATTTCATTTACTCTTACAGTTTAACTGCTTTTTTGGGATTTGAAAAAATCATGACTGTAGCCTATCTTTATTAGCTCTTTACCCATTTCCTGTTCACTCATCTGTAGACGTGAACGTTTTAGATTACTCATAGGATAACCGATAGTTGAAATTGCTTCTAAACTCATTCCATTAGGTATAGGCTCTAAACTAAGCACATCAAAGGTAATAGTAGTTTTGTAAAATCCACGGGTGTTCATAATTATTTATTTAATTTACTCTTTCAGTTTACTAGCTTTTTTGGGGAAGCCAAGCAGTCTTTTATTTGTTCAATTTCATTGTCACTAGATCTTGAGTTTTACGCTTAAATTCATTTTCTGTATATTTACGGCCATTTAGATACCAACCCTTAACACCATAAACAAATTCCATAGCAGGCCCATCAGTACGATGTAAATTATCATTTATAAACCACTCCTTAGAGCCATCAGCATATTCACAAGCAGGTCCATCCTTACGATGTAGTTTATCATTCAAGTACCACCTCTTAGTGCCATTAGCAAGTTCTACAGCAGGTCCATCAGCACGATGACGATCTCCATTAAAATACCAATACTTAGAACCGTCGGCAAATTCCATAGCAGGCCCATCCTCGCGATGTAACTTACCATTCAAATACCAATACTTAGTACCACTATAATCAGTTTGAACTTTATATGTCTTCATAATTTTCATTTAATTTACTCTTTTAGTCTATCAGCTTTTTTGGAGAAGTCAACAACTTTTTTAGTTAGAGTCACGCAAATCACACATTGCACAATCCACATCACGAAGAAAGCTTTCACTTTCAAGTTCCGTAAAATAAAACAAGACTGAATATATAAAAGTAACAATAATAATGATGGCGTTCATCGTGACAATAGTCTGCCTCAGAGGTTCAAAAAAGTCAACAATTTTTTATTTGGAAAGATATAACTTGCGAAGTTCTTCATCATCAATAAAATTAAAATCATTGCTGCGAGCTAGGCTGACATGATGAGTTTTAATCCAGCCTTTTTTATTACGCCCAACATCTTCTGTTTTACCAGTAGTTTCACAAGTAAAACTGCTACTATATTCGACAAAACTTACAACAGCAGAAATATGTTCATCACCACCGGTAAAATAATATCTTAATGTGCCAAACTTTTCTTTAATCTGTAAAGCTTTAACTTGGGGCACTATTTTATATTGATCTGGATATTTAACTGCCCATTCATTATTTTGATCAATATATTTTTGAATGTATTGGCTAAGTCTAACTAGAATTAGAAACCAACCATCATCACATTCAAAATGAAACAGATTAAATGGCGTATTTTCGCCAGTATCTGTATAAATCTTAGGAAAAATTTTGATTAGATATTGTTGGCGTTCTGGGGTCATATAATTGATTTTATTTTATTCTGAAATGCGCTACCTTCATCTTTCCAGTAAATATTTGAAATACCTCGTTTATCTGCTACAAATTGAGACACGCCATCCCATTGTTTTTCTTTATACAATTCATACAATTTTGGTAATTCATCATAAGCAACAGACTCAGTATCCGAAGCAGGAACAAAATAATCATTTATCAAAACATACAATCCCAAACACTCTTTTTGAGTGCATCTATCAATTGCCGTGGTTACAAACAATACACCTTCATCCAATAAATAAGCAGCCATACTTTCTGGATCTGGCAGCTTTTTACCATTGATATCATAATAATATGTGCGGTTCATATTATTTCTTTAATTTACTTTCAACTGGCTTCATACCCAACAAAATTCGTGCTTGATCGCGCACTTCAGCAGTTACAGCGTGACCATATTCATCAGGATTCAACAATGATTTTACAAATGATTTGTATTTTTGTAATTCATTTATCTCTTTTTCCATGTAGTAGTTTTGATTATTTAAACTTACTAAATCTTTTGCAAAAGATTGAACACTTTCAATTAGCTTTTCGGCGCTGAATTGTATTTCTTTATTGTTCATATTCATGCATCATACTAAAAAAATCATGCTTGTCAAGCCATCTAACAGCAGATTTATCAATTATACCAATATCACCATTTTTATCTGTTACTACAAAACCAGTAACAACATATTTTTTATCTTCAATTAATTCGGCGGTTTTTTTGGCTGTCAACTCTTTTTTAAATTTAGAGTCGCGAAGTATAGATAGTAGTTCAGATTCAATCATATTATTATTTATATTTACCAATTGTTTTTAGAAATGCTTCTGCACGTTGGCGAGCAGTTGCATTTATAATCTTAAATCTTTCTTCAATAGTCATTATTGTCCAACCATCTGTTTTGCAAATGTTTTCTAAATTATCTATATAATCTGAACAATTATTTTCTTTAAAGGATATCTTGACTGCTTTATTTATTGCATTTAAATCATTACAATAATCAGATATAATTTCATACTCTTTGCTGTCAACATCTGATTCTTGATGTATTCCAACCCATACTTGAGACGGTCCATCAATATACGGGTCTGTTCCAAATGGTTGATAATCCTGTTCTCGGATCTTTCTCCACCCACAATATTCAGCAATCTCAATATTGATTTCTTCATCAGTCATATCAATCTTTCCATTTTCCAATAGTTTTAAGAAAAGTTTGTGCTCTTTGTTTAGCGGTAGAATGCCATGCCCATGATGTTGTTTCTTTTTGTAAAGCGGCTTCATACGCGCAAGCATCCCAATTATTCGTTGTAAACAAAATCTTTTCTGCTTCGCGCATTGCATTCAAATCATTACAATAATCAGGCGGAATATCCCATCCTTCAAATGGCTTACCAGTCATGTCTCTTGGAATGATTGCTGGTTTCCATTGAATATATTCAGCAATAATTTTATTGATTTCTGAATCAGTCATGATCACTTTCCAATGTCTTGTTGGATCTTAATATCCCACTCTCTGTTGAGTTTGTCAAGTTTATTTGCAATTTCTCTTAAAGTATTTGAAGTCCAAGCTCCATTAATACTTTCATCCATCCAAAAATAAAAATAACCATCAACATCTCGTTCTATACTTGCAATACTAACATTGTTTTTGGTTCGTACTTCAACTTTATAATCTTTTACTTTTTTATACTTAAATGAACTCATAGTTATTTACTTTTAAATTGACAATCATCAATAATATCATCACAAATTAAACACTCACCATTAGCATCTAACTTGCAGGGTACATTAAAAATATTACCAATAATTTTAATGTCTTTTTTAGGGATATGTCCAAGTATTACGCTATGATATTTATATTCATTATCAATAATATATACGCCATTATGCATATCGACACAACCAACAAAGCTGATATATTTTACAATATCACCTTCGTAAATGTCTTTTCCATTCTTATCTTTTAATCCTGTATATTGTTGGATTACATAATCATCGCCACCGCTACCATTTTGTAGATTATGGAAGCGTCCATTTAAATCAATGATAAAGTGTTGTTGATTGTCATTATGAGGATAAATGAATTGTAATCTCATTTTATCCCAAACTCTAAATTTAAATCGGTTATTCATATTAGTTTAGTTCAAAATTATCATCTTTGAATATATCAAAGAATTCATCTATTGTATAATCATCGTGGCAACATGGGTAGTCACCGGGACAGCTAAAATTTATATATTTGTCACCCATTGTAAACCATCCAATTCTATTGTTTGTAATAAGCGTTTTCTTTTGTTTTAACATTTCTACTGCTTCAGTGACATTCATATTATTTTCTAACTTTTTTAATGATGGGGATGAAAATGTATCCCATAATAAACGCAAGAATCACAATAGGAAAGAAAAAAACATATTCTAATATGCGATATATTTCTTTTGTTTTGTGATCGTTATGAGGATTATATTCCATTCTTAGTAAGAACACAACATTGAGAACGATCCATACAATCAATATTGTTGACAAAATTAACATATTACTTTAATAGTTCACTATGTTCAAAAATATTACCAACAATGACGGACTCAAATGCTAAATCACAATTTAGATTGTCATAATCTTGGTTTCGTCCTTTCCGTTTCCATTGAAAGATATAACCACCGTGGTCAGCTTCATATAAGACTTGTCCAATTACATCACCACCGACATCATAATGAATTTTTAAGATATCACCCTCGTAAATAGGGTTATCATTGCTATCAGTTAAGCCAGTGTATTGTTGAGCTATCCAATCGCATGAAGATGGATGTCCAAATTGTTCTCCCACTTGATAAATTTGAGTATCAAATCGTTTAATGGTGAAATCCCACACTCTAAATTTAATTGGTCTGTTCATAATTTTTTATATTCAACTCCGTAATTTCCTCTATCTAGAGAATCTTTTATACATTCATCAAGAAACTTCGTTAAATGACTATTACCCAATTCATCTTCACGAATAATGCTATTAACAATACAATAACAGAAATCTTTGGGATTGTCAATCGTCAATTTATATTTTATTCCGCTTAAATCATCTATTTCTTTCATTACCCCACCATTTTCTTCTTTTGCACAAAAAACTAGGGTATCTATTCCAATAGAAATATTTAATATTCCATCCTCTGTAATTTCAACTCTTAGTGGCAAATCTTTGTTTTTCATTTTTAAAGCGGTTATTCATATTACTTTAATAATTCTTTGTTCTCAAATATATTACCAACAACTTCCAGATGCTTAAATCTATTTAGATATGGCGTTTGATTAACTAATTGTTCTCCAGAATTAGATTGAAAAATAAACCCAAGTTTGTCATCACTCCATTTGGCAATAAAATCCATATTGTCATAACTAGAATTTTGATTATATTGAACAATGTCCCCCTCAAATATTAGATTACCATTCTTATCTTTTAAACCTGTATATTGTTGAATATGTTTACTGGCTAAAAATACTTCTAGCGGCAAAACATTTAATACTTTTTGGGCAAAGAATTTATTATTTACTTCATCCCAAACCCTGAATTTAAAGCGATCACTCATATTAATGATTTAAAAATTCAGCAAGTTCTTTTTGCTTTTCCTTATTTAAAACGATCAAATCATTCCAAGGATTACCATATCTAAGAATCTGCCAACACCATTTGATTCGTTCTATAAATGACAGCTTTCTGCCATTTAATCCGCGCTCAAATAATGCAATATAAACTTCTTCTTCGTCATCAAATCTTTCAACAACAAGACCATGACTATGACAGTCGCACATTATAAATTTTTGATCTTTATTCATTTTAGAACCATCTAAAAATTCCAAATACGTCAATTACAAAGAACGAAAAATTACTAGCAAAGAGCGGCCAATCTTTTCTAATATACATTAAATAAGATAACCATCCTCTGCCAACACACAAAATTGGAAACGCCCATTTTGTTTCAGGAATATTTAATGCAAGTAAACTAGCACCTATCATTAACAATATTACAGATGCCCAGTCTTGCCATTTTTTGTTATTATTGTTCATTTAATTAATTGAGGATGTTCTAATATATTACCGAATTTTTCTAATTCAATCCACGGATAATCCATTGAAGCGGAAATTTCATTACAAATAAACTCATTCAATGCAAGATTGTCAACATAAAAACATCCATAAGTAAAATTAACAATGCCCAATTTCATTCCATATTTTAATACATCGCCTTCATAAATCTTCTCACCATTTACATCGGTCAAACCACTAAATTGTTGTACAATGTGTGTTTTACGATTAAAATAAGTAGATAAACCGGCAACACCTTCACATCCGTAAAGTGCGCCGGTCATTACATATTTTTGAGCTTGTTTATCCCAGATTCGGAATATATAATTACTCATGTATATTTATACCATAACTATTTAAATAAACATACAAAGACTCGCGAACCTTCTCTAAAGCATCGTCAGCATTCTTAAAATCGTGGCCGTGCTTTATCCAATTTCTAAGCTCATTGTCGAAATCAGAAACGGCGCTCCGCATATCAGTTGCCTTACAGGCAGCATCAAAAAGCGATTGATCTTCTGGTAAATTGTACTCTAATTTTGCTTTCATATTTTATTCATTAACAGGATTAGTATTATAATTACCAATTATTGTATAATCTTGCTGAGTAAATTGCATATAACCACCGCGAATCTCAGCAACATAATATCCAAAGTGATCATAAACAACTCGTCCTCGAACCATTTTCAAACCTAATTTATATTCAACGTAGTCATTAACATAAATATCTTCATTATTTATAGACTTATATCCAGTACAATATTCTACAATATAGTCATCTTCATTTGTATTTGTAAATGACTCATAATAATCACTGTCGCCAATAATTAGTTTACCATTATTTGTAATGGCTTGTACATAACTATTATCTAAATACTTATTTTTTTTCTTATCCCAGACTCTGAATTTACTTTTCATAAAATAAAAACCCTTACTATTTTATTAGCAAGGGTAAGAAATTAAAAGGCAGCGATTTTATTTGATTACGCCGCAGGCAGATGTCTAACTAGCAAGATACCTAAATGCCGTCAATTTGCCTCTTATTTTACTTTTAATATCTTAAAAATCAATTGTTTAATTTTTCAGATGCACCTTCAGTTGCTCACCGATGTAGTGAGTATATGCTGGAGGTATAGCCTCTGTCAACTCCCAACCTCTGCCAGCCCAAGGCATTTCCATGACTTTGCGCCACACGTCAATCGAACCCTTGCGCCGAGACTTTCCAGTAACACTCATGTCGCGATAATCTATATTATTCTGTTCAGCATATTTTTTAGTGAAGCCTCGTTTTGCTTTTGCTTGTGGCTGCTTGACTGGAAAATTTGTTTCAAAATATCTTTTACGTTCAATCGGCAGATCAAACATAAATCCAGTCAAATAAAACGGCTCAATTAAATCATTCTTTGCGCCAACAACGTTTTCAATAATATAATATTTACCAGTTTCGATCAAGACTTTTCTAACTGGTTCAATCAGTTTAGGAGTTTGCTTGCCTTGAGAATAATGAACATAAACTGAATCATCTTTTGTTGCTTTGCTATAACCTTGACAAGGTGGCGAGGCATGTATTACATCAAATTGAGACAAGAAATCTTTATCTTGTAATACTTCAATTACATCATTTTTAATGAATGTAAAAGGATAATTAGGCTGATCTTTTATATCAACACCAGTAACATCAAAACCAGCTTTATTATAACCCATGCCAGCGCCGCCAGCACAACAAAATAGATCAAGCAATTTCATTATATTAATTACCAGCTAGATCGGTAATAGAATGACGCATCTTTATAATCAGGATTCATCAAAATACTAGATATTACATCAATAGTATATTCAAGATCTCGCGTATAATAATCGTCATATTCTGTGGATCCAAAGAAGAAGCCAGATTGTGTAGGCAAATTATTTTCAGGCTTTAATTTATTGTTTTTAATATCAATACAAAGATCTACAAGTTTTTCTAGTTGATCTCGCGATACAAAAGCTTTGCGACAATCATCAACACCATCTTGAACATTCTTTACAAACCAAGAATGAATAGCATTAGCTTTTCGCCAATAAGCTACATTATGATTAACGTCTATCCAAGAAGCACTTCGATCAGGTTTGATACGCAAAGTATCAACTACTTTCTGATAGTTGGCATCTCTTTTATCAACGCTAACAGTCACACTCAAATAAGAATCAAGTCCCATAATTTTTTATTGTTGTGGGTACAGTATAGAGCAAAAACTTCACTTGTCAAGCGGTATTAATTACCGCCCAGATATTGGCCGACTTCCCAATCTTCTAGATGAAATTTAACGAACTGATACATATCATTATGTTCGTTATTTTTTGCAACTAGATAGGAAAGACTGTACTCGTTATGCAAATCTTTGTAGATAGTAATCATGATCATGCTGGAATAGCTTGCAGTGCTTTCAGCTTCTCGTCAAGCAATTTGATTTGATTAGAGTCTTGCGCGTCTACAACTTCAAAAACCATTTTAATTAATTCATCACTGACGTTCCAAACATTTTTAGTTGCATTCTTGTCAATGAATTCGTGAACAATAAACATTTGTTCTTTATTAAGCATAATGTATATAGTATTTAGTTGATACAAACAGCAGTCACAAAACCATCATATTTAACATCATTAATCTCTCGTTCTTCGCGATTGTAGTAAATTACTTCTGGTTCGCGCAACACTTCGTTGAAACTATTTCCTTCTTCATCTGACGAATAAATAACAATTGCATCTGGATTATTTTTTGCAATCTGTTGTAGTTTTTTAATATACGTCTGGATTTTCATCTGAATCTTTGTAGGATTTTACTGCTTCATCAGACTCTAGATTGTCCATGCAGTCCTGCAAACTTATCACTGCGCTCTCCATGTTGTCAAGAAACTCTTCACTCATCGTATCGGTTTGAAAACCTCCAGCGTGTTCAATATCTTCCTTGATAGAATCAAGACTTGAGATGATATTGTCAAGTCTCTTTTTAAAAGAACTATAATTACTGCTTGTCATTTTTTATTGTAGACTTAAGTTGTTCTAACTGTTCTAAAGCTGCGTCTCTTTCTTTGCGTAGTTGAACTATTTGTTCGCGATATTTAAACATGATACGCTTGTACTCTTCAATTTGCAAATTCAAAAGCTCAACTTCTTCAACTGTTTTAATATTTCCGAAATCGTAATTCATTTATTTTTAATCAAACCAAAATCATCAATACGATTATTCCAATCATTATATAGTTCAGCTTTTGTAGCATTAACTTCTATCTCAACTCGTTTAGGAGAAGAAGTTGTATAGCTGACTTTAGCATAATCGAAACCGCCATCTATGGCAACTTCGCCACAATTACACCATCGCATATCGTGACGTGCGCGGCTGAAAACGATATCGCCGCAAGAAGGGCATTGAATAGCATTAATTTTCATGTTCGTCATCTTTGTCGAACAAAACAGTAATCGCAACAGCAACAAGAAGCAAGAAAATACTCAGCCAAATTATGAAATGTATTATATTAATGATATTTATAAAAATTAATTTTTTTGATAAATCCCAACAGAATCTTCCCATCCTCCATCTTTATCTATATAACTCTCAATTAATTTTATATTAAAATTATTTTTTAATCCCCATTTTTCTAAAGATTTCCAACTATCGGAATAAAATCTCCAATTATCAATTGGATAAGCATGATATGGACCATTTGATGGTGCATTTATATAAATAAAACCATTTGTTTTTATTAGTCTGCACATTTCTAAAAAAGTAAGCCAAAAGAATTCATCATGTTCAAAACACGAAGATGATACAATTACATCAAAAAAATTATTTTTAAATGGAACGTTTTCATTTTTGCAAGCTATATTAACATTTGGTCCATCAAACATATCTATACCAATATATTTATGTTTTTGAAAAATAGGTTTTAATGTGCCATTGACATCATAAGATCCAAAATCCAAAATAAACGATTCTGAATTTAAATTATTACAGTATTTTTCATAAAATTTTTTTGCGTTGTTATAAGCTGAAGTATGCATTTTTTAATTAAAAATATATTTTTTTAAAAAAGTGTTTTATATGAAACATTAATCTGTATAACGTTTCTTATGTGACATCTAAAATATAATCAGGAATTTGACCCGCAAACCAAAAAAAATCTTCTTGAAAAGAATAATGAAATGTAGCATTTAATGCAGGATTAAATGCAACAAGAACATCGCGATTCTTAATTCGTTTAAGTTTACCGCGAAATTCTATATGTGGATATTTTTTTCTTATCTCTTCTGGAACGTGAATGTTCAATTTTATTGAATTTCTTCCAGTTGCTTGATTACATTATATATTGCATCTTCTAGTTCAATAACACGCTTGTCAAGCATTTTTAATCTATCCGCCGCTTCAGCTATTGCAGCATTTGCAACACCATCTTCTGATTGTATTTCTTTAGATAGTATTTGTAATGCTTTAATTAATGTAGCTGTAGATGATTTCATAAAAGAAAAATGGCTCCTCCCCTTGGACTCGAACCAAGAACAACGAAATTAACAGTTTCGGACTCCACCATTGAGCTAGAGAGGAATTAAAATTGGCGCACCAAGCAGGGCTCGAACCTGCATTTTCAGCTCCATTTACGATTACAGAGGTAGAAGCTCTGCTCGGCTATTGGTGCATTAATCTTGCTAAAAGTGCCTTTCTCGTTTATTTAAAAACTTACAGGACAGAGGCATGAGCCTCTTTTTCCTCCTAGCAAGAAATATTAGGTTCATACGGTGTATTGGTTATTTTCCGATCCGCAGTGTCCATCCCCTAAACCAATAGGTGACACCTTTCATTAGCGGTTGAACCTAAAAATTATTATAAAAGAACTAAATGCCCATTTTTTGCTCAGTGTAAAGCGACTCAAATCAAGATCGCTTGGGCGCACTGTATGTTTTTTGCAGATCACGTCGCTGAGTTGTCTGGTGCCCAGAATTTCCAGCGCCCCAAACTACGGTCAATTACCGACTCCCGTCATTGCTGCAAAAATTGCAGATCAGGTTGTTCAGTGCTTAATGTGTTCCCAATCAGATATCGACATACTTTAGCTCGGATGATTCGAAAAGCATCATCTACTTTACGCTAATTAAATGTCCTGATTTCTACCAGATTCTTTCCGAGAGGCTTTTCACTGGCTACCTTAAGCTACGTCTTAGTGACGACTGCCCTCATTGCTGCAAAATTTATTATGATTTAGGTAGCTACTCCCAAATCATAATTTTCCTCAAATACCGTCCGTAATAGAAATCCAAATCTATTATCATGTGTTCGCTTTTGGAAGCCGGATGTATTTTTTGGAAAAATTGGTGCCGCTAGACAGGGTCGAACTGTCACGCCATTTCTGGCAGCAGATTTTAAGTCTGCTGTGTCTGCCATTCCACCATAGCGGCATTTAAAAGAACGTACATATCCTACTATTGGATACGCCCTTTGTCAAGGAAAAATTTGGTGCATCTGGCGCGACTCTCACGCGCAACCTAACCCTTATAAAGAGTTTGCTCTGAAATTGAGCTACAGATGCATTTAAAGAACACGAACAATCTACTCTGAAAACTTGCTCTTGTCAACATCAAAAGATTTGAATTTCACATTTCGAATCTTATCATGTATATAATATATATTATGTTATTAATTTCTATAGATCAAATTTCTAATTATAAATCAATGGATCTTTTAGATGTTAAATGCGATTCTTGTCAAAAAATTTTTAAAAGAAGACAAGCTCAAATAAAAAGCGATCTTAAATTAAAGAATCAAACAAAACATTATTGTTCGAATAAATGCCAAGGTATTAAACAAATTACAAAAATTAAAGTTGAATGCAAGCAATGCGGAAGTGAATTTTTCAAAGTAGCAGGAGAACATCGAAGGCATCCAAATTCTTTTTGTAACAGATCATGCGCCGCAACATACAACAACACTCATAAAACTCATGGTTGTAGAAGATCTAAATTTGAAATTTATTTATCTGAAATTTTACCAAATCGTTATCCTGATTTAGAATTTCATTTTAATAGAATTGATACTATTAATTCTGAGTTAGATATTTATATTCCTGATTTGAAATTAGCTTTTGAATTAAATGGTATTTTTCATTATGAACCTATTTATGGTAAAGAAAAACTTTTAAGAACACAAAATAATGATCAAAGAAAATTTCAAGCTTGTTTAGAACGGAATATAGAATTATGCATTATTGATGTATCTAGTATTTCTTATTTCAAACCAGACAGAGTTCAAAAATTTGTAGATATAATAACAAATATTATTGATTCAAAATGTAAAAGAACAGAATAAAATGGGGGGCCTTGAAGGATTTGAACCTTCACTCAACGAATTCGGATTTGTGAATATTTCTATTCTCTCTGGACTTTACCACTTCCATAGTATTTCTACTTTAGGAACGCGCCGTCAAGTCTCTACACCTTCTGTATTTCTACAGCTTGGCTCGGTATTGCCTACTATTTGTAGTTTAGGTTTCACCGACTTTGACGCGATTCAATATAGAATTTCTTCTATAAGGCACTTTTATTAAATGAGTTCGCTGCTTTAACCATTAAGCTAAAGGCCCGTAATTATAAAAAGAACAAAAATAAATTGGTAGGACCGGAGGGTAACGCTCCCTCTTCTATGGTTTAAAAGACCATTGCATCACTTTAATGCTTCGATCCCATTTTAAAGAACTTCAATACTCTATCTTAGAATATTGCCTCTGTCAAGAGAGAAAAATTTGGGAGCAGGTGCTGGATTTGCACCAGCGATCTTCACGTTATGAGCGTGACGAGATAGACTACTTCTCCAACCTGCTACTAACTCACTTTCAACGCACTAACTCTACATCAAACACACACACTTGTCAAGCGATTTTTTGAAGTGGAGCCTCCTTCCGGGCTTGCGCCGAACTCTGAGGTTTACAAAACCCCTGCATCGCTGCCTATGCTTAGGAGGCCACTAACTAAAAATTCTCACCCTTACCAACAATATTAATACTATTTATATCTACTTTATAGTATTTTGCAACTCTTTTCTTAAAATTATTACACACTTTTTTAACATGATGCGGAATTACCGCATTGGTTTTCGTGGCGAAACGACTAACTGCAATATTAAAACCACGTAGCTTATCAAAGCGATCACCAGCTTTTACATTGGTATACGACCAACTAATAATTGGATAATCATTTGTTGATTTATCAGCAATCAAAACACCACGCAGCTTATTCTTTTTTGGATCGTGAATATATTGAACAATCATATAATAAAAGAGATCATGAATTTAGTGTAACTATAATATGAATATGGAAACTCGTCAATGTAAAAAGTGCAAATCTTTCAAAAATTTAACTGAAGAATTTTGGATGTTAAGAAAATCTAGATTTGGATATAAATGTAGAAAATGCGAAAACCAAGATTGTAAAAACTATCATTTTAAAAATCACGATAAAATATTAAAAAGATTAAAAGATTATAAAAATAATCATCAAAAAGAAATTCAAGATTATCGAGATAAAAATAAATTAAAAATGAAAGAATATAGATTAAAAAATAAACAATATTTTCGAGAATATTTTAAGAATAGACAAAGAAAAAAAAGATTAGATCCTATTTACAAATTACATAGTAATATATCTAGAGGTATCAATCATCACTTAAAAGGAGCTTGTATAAAAAAGAATAAAAGTTGGTTAAAATATGTTGATTTTACTTTAGAACAATTAAAACTACATTTAGAATCTAAATTTTCAGATGGAATGAATTGGGAAAATTATGGCAAATGGCATATAGACCATATAAAACCCAAATCATTGTTTAAAATAAATAGCCCAGAAAGTATTGAATTTAAAAAATGTTGGTCACTTGATAATTTACAACCTCTCTGGGCTATTGATAATATATTAAAAAGTAACAATTATACCGAAAATTGATGATTGGTTAAAAGATTACAACCTTTAGACGTGATCTGTCGTAAACCATCAATATGGATTAAGTTTTTCTTGATCAAATATAATTCAAAATCTTTTTGAATCGCGCTTCTCGACAAACCTGTTTTTGCAGCCAAAGCAGACAATGAACAATGTCCATTTTGACGCAAAATATTTAGTATCTGCCACTCAATCCGGTTCAAACCGTGAGGTAGTATTCCGAGAATATATACCAACTTCTTAGCGTCGTCAAGCGTAAACTTCTTGACATTGTAATTTTTACAATACAATGCTACTTCCTTGGCCCGGAGAACGCATGACCGTGCATTACCCCTTGAAGTATCAGCCAGCATTGCAAGCGCATCATTATCAATTTCAATCTGAGGAAGATTCAACTTAAAAATATGCTCTAATTCATTATTAGAATAATCAGCAAATTCTATTGTAGTTAATCTATCTCTCAGTGGCAGAAAGATCTTATCTGATTCAGTAGTTGCAAACAATATATTTATTTTTGTAAAATCAAAAACAAAAAGATTGTCGCCGTGATTATAATGCTTAATATTTCCTGCTTCTGTATTTAGAATTGTAAGAAAAGCAAATACTAGATTTTCAGGAAGACAGTGACATTCATCAAAAAACAGCACAACTTCTTTATCTTGAACATGATTAATAAAAATCTGCTCAAAGAAATGTGCAGAAGATTTGATGCTTGAACTGTTAATCTCAAGTAATGGCTTTTTCTGTCCATTGCTATCCAGCAGCGATTTCGAGAAAGCACGAACAAAATTCGTCTTGCCCAAACCGCGAGCACCGATAAAGTTGAGAAACGGTACGGTGCGAGAAGTTGCGTAAGCTGACGCATAGAACGCCAGCTTACGCTTTACTTCCACTTGACCCACTAGTGAATCAAACATGATCAGCTAATGACAAACTCGACCTTAGAGTTCTCTTCTAGCTGCTGCTTGATGTTCTCAGGAAGCTCATCGACTTCCTTGTTAGTCTCAACGTCAACGACGTTGAACTTTGCAAGCCACGTCCTGCCGACCTGAATCTCAGTAGCAGGATTGGTGCCAATCTTTGAGAGAAGATCTCCCAAAGTGATGTTTACGGTTGAGGTTGCGCCCTTGGGGCGTCCACGCAGTTTCTTCTCAGTGTTCAGCATACGGTGATCAGAGTATCAGGTTTTTAAGGTTTGTCAACAGGTAAAAATCTTCAAAAAACGGCCTAAAATCGCGATTTTGCTACTTTTGGGGAAAAAGAAGCCTCACTTTCAAAACACAGGTGATGAACGCGCTATGAGGCTTTACTGGAACTTTTGAAAAAAAGTTGGACCAGTTTTATTTTGCGCTATATATATTTACACTTATAAATAATAATAAAGAGAATATATTTTTAAATATCTTGATTCTCTTGTTCTATGTCATCATCTTCTGCACCAAAATTATCTAATTCATCTGCATAATCTTCATAGCAAAAAGCACAAATGATTTTTTTGCCTACCTTTTGGAAATCATCGTTCTCAGTGTCTATAAATTCTTCACAGTATAAACATTTTTTCATATTTAATAATTAAAAATACATTTAGTATTTATAAATGTGAAATATTATACTGTTGTTTATTAGAAAATCTATATATTTGTAAGTACATCGTTCACTATTGAGCTTTAATTTTTGTATTTATATATTAATATAGTGTATATTTTTTATATATATGAGCGATATCAGTTATACATGGAGAGTAGGCGCAATGGATTGTTATCCCGATTTCAGTGGATATGTTGATTATGTTTTTACAGTCCATTGGGATTGTTTGTCATACTACTCTGGAGTAAGCGGCGGTCCTTTTAATGGCAGAGTTTATTCTTGTACTTCAGTGCCACTAAATACAGGAGAGTTTATTCCTTATGCCAATCTAACTGAGAATCAAGTACTTACTTGGGTTTGGGACACAATTGGACAAGATCAAAAAAATGCATTTGAAAGCGGTGCAGGTCAACAGATTTTAAATCAAATCACTCCTCCTGTTGTTCAACCTCCGCTTCCTTGGCTTTCTACGGGCACACCTTCTTGAAGGTTCCGCCATCAAAGTACTATAAATCAATTTACCTAAATTAGCAGCAAATTTTCTAGCTTTCCATTCAGGCAAATCATATAGATGAGCATGAAAAACCTCTTCTATAAGAACGTTAAGCTTTCTTCTTTTTAGTAGCTGCGGATCTACAATGATTTGTGGTCGTTCTGTATCTGGACTATCGCACAAACCTTCCACAGCACGACTAAACTTTGGTATTGCGAATATTAATTCATATTCTATATCTTCGAAGTTTTTAAATTTCATAATGATATTTTATTTTCTAATTTTAATATCAATGAAGGTATTTTACTACTAATATTATATACCTTTCTAAATATATATCTTACTGCTTTATTATATGGCGCGTAAATATATTTATATTTTTTAGTCTGCCGAAACTCGTAATCTTTACGCAGTTTTTCGTTAAAAATCTTATCTTTTTCTTTTCTTTTTTGATTAGGAGTGGCTTCGAAATTTAACAATCTGATATTTTTTACAGCTCCTTTATCAAATTGTATTTCATAAGAGATGAAATAATCAAAGTCTTTGCTATTATCATGATCAATATAATCATACATTTCTATTGTACCATGAAAATAATCAGGCTCAAACCAAGATTTTTTAGTTGTTATTTTACCACATTGTTCTAAAAAACTTTTTGCATTAGCGTTACCTGCTACATATTCAGTTTCTCGATGTTCCGCCCATAAAACACCATCTTCTCGGATTTCATAATATCCAAGAGAACAATCTAAATCTTTAGTTTGAAAATATTCAGAACCAGAATATCCTTTAGGATCATCTGGCATAGGAAGTGAATATTTACATTTAATAGTATCGTAAAGACCCATAATTATTAATCGTTTCTATACTCTTGAGGATCGAAATAACGCTCGTATATATTACCTGCATAACTCATATCAGCATTAGCCCAGCTATGAGGAATAGATGTTATTAAAGATTCTAAATCTGAATGATTGTTTAATTGTTTAACATCTGGTAATTTATTAATATGACTTGATCTTGCCCACCAAAAATTTCCTGGATATATTGTTTTAATTTCACTGGTATTTGGATACGAAAATTCTCCGCGCATCACGCCAAAAACATCATGATTATTCAACGATAAAACAGATGATTCCCATTTTTCTATATTGAAATAATTCAACATTTCACGCCATGATTTAATATTTCTGCGAACTCTATCACAATGAACAATTGATGTAACTCCTTTTGCGTGATAATATAAGACAAATGCGTTTTCATAAGATTTACAAATTTCTTGTAGCAGTATGATAGTGTTTTTTTCACCATCGTTATATGGATGCACAATAATATTTATTTTATTTTTAGTATCAAGCTTCTTAATTAAATCAATGAATTTATAAATTTGAAACATATCTGAACTATATGCACAATAATATATTTTATGTGAAACATCGTATAAACCTTTGCTTAAAAGTAAATTCAATTGGTCTTGCACAATATCAAACCAATCATTAACCAAATAATTATGAGCAAATACTAAAATCTCATTCATTAATTTCCTTTATTTTTATACTCTTGAACATCGTACAAGAAATTTTTAAAAGCTTTAAAATCTTCCTTATCAGCATCATTCATGTCATGAGTATCAGTTGTCTTTAGATAATCAAGAAGAATAGAAGTATAATAAGAAGGAATAATAATATTCTTTCCGTCATACTTCAAATCATCAGACTTAACAGGATATGGCCGATTATAAAATAGATCTTTGTTCATATATTAAATATTAGAGATTTCTCCTTTAGAATTTGAGTAGTAAATTTTTTTAATTGAAAATTGTTTTATCAGATGCGAGCAACCATTACAAGGCTTACTATTATTCAATTTTCCCTCACCGTCAACTCTTAAAACAACAATTTCGTGATCAGATAAATCTTCCTCGTTCGCCTTCAGTATTACATCTAGCTCCGCATGAGTATTTACAGTTATCTTTTCACCAGTAGCGCCAATGTATGGATATTTTTCGCTATTTGGATTTGTTTTTGGTTTATTCCAACCAATTTTAACTATTCTGTTTTTCTTTACTAAAAAAGCAACATGAGACGCTCGTAATCCATTTTTACGCATACTCGGGCACATAGCGTGAGCTATATTAACAGCTTTTTTTAAAACCTTTTTCTTCATAACCGCTCATTTAAAATAGAAGAAGCAGTTGTTTTTATGTCATTACCATCAAAAGTTGAAAATTGTGGCAGCTTTTTACCTCGAACATAATAATGTCCTGTTGGACCTTTGCAATATTCAGTTGAACCAAATTTATTATAAAATTCTTCAGCTAATCTATTTAAAGAACAGCCTTCTTTTAATAGGTTTTTTACGAAATTAGCCATTTGAAAGTTCATAATATTATATAATAAATATTAAATTATAAGAGTCAAATACGATTTGTTGTATATTTGTAACAATATCGTTCACTATTCGACTCTTTTGCAGGTTAGAATATAGTATGTTCTGCGAGTACTGTCAAGAAGAATATACAATAAAAAAATCATACATCGCAAAAAACTGTGGTTGCGACGATGATTTTAGATTTTTAAGTTTTGATTTCTGGTATCTAGATGTTTTTAAGATATATCCAGATTTTGTTTAAGACGCCCAATCTTCTAAATAACCTTGATCTGGTATCTTGCTATAAATTTCTTTATGTTTTGATTTGTTTATACCTTTACAACGACAAAACTGCATAGAATGCATACCGGGTCCGATAAGTTGGCCGTCCCAATCTATACAAAAATGCCAGCCATCATTAAATTCTTTATCAGTTATTTCTACATCTTTTTCTGACATTAATTCATTATAGCGTTGATCAGTCATGGTGTAATAAAATTTATGAATAACGAATCTAATATAGGTGGAGTATCAGTAAGAGCGATAATTGTATTTACACTAATAGTTATTTTTTCGACCACAGTTTTTTTAGAAATTAAAAATGACGCTTTAAATAGTTTAGTTATGGCTGCTGTTGGTTGGTATTTCGGTCAAAAGTCTGTTGATTCTGATGTAAAAGACGATGATTTTATTTCAAAATAAGCGTTTTATATATTTTACCTTCATCACCTGTATAATAAGCGCGATAATTAGTGCCATATAGATTATAATCAATATAAGTATTCGTTAATCTGATTAGTTTATAGTGAGGCGGCAAATTGTTCAAAGCATCTTCAAAATGATATCTTAAAAAAACAAGGCAACCGGAACAAAGAAAAGGTATAAACAATAATAAAATCTTATGCATATTGTTTATAACTTTCTAATAAGCTAATAATATTTTTTGCACCAATTGGATTTAAAGAATGCACAGTATAATCTGGTACTTTTAAATTATTTTTTATGCAATATTCAATCAACCATTTCGCACAATCATAGCCAGTTTTTTCTGTATATTTGGAATAGTCTGTTTCACTATTGCAAAGATTTTTATAATGCTCAAAACTTAAATCGTGATCAAATGAAATAAAATTTGGTAAATAACCTTTCAACTCTATAAGTACTTTAAAATTATTATAATCACGAACTACAGTCCAATGCAAATCAGGTATGGAAGTCCATTTCACGTCTTTTGGAAAACGCTCGTCATCTAAAAAAATATAATAAGGTTTACTCATTTTTTTCTTAGTATTTTATCGTTTTCAGAAGCTTTTTTCTTTGCAAGTATACAACCTTCATTTATTAAAGCATATTTATCATTAACAATATGAACTAAATCGCCAACTTGCATATTTTCTTTTTCTTTTAGGCGATAATACTTTTTCTCTTCCTTTTCAGAGACTACGATTATATTTACTGGCGAATTATCCATTTTTTGTCTTTTTGATTTTTTCTTCTAAATAAACTACATATTTGCAACTGCCTCCTTCATAAATACAATGATCCATTTTTTCTACACGAAAAACACGCAAACCAGATTTACCATAATCATTTAGTAAGTTTTGCAGTTCATCAAAATCTTTTGCCAAATGAATTTTAATAGTATATTTATATTTGCTCATTTATAATAATATTTTCTTTTCGTGTTTGACAATTACTTCTGGATGGACCCAAACATCGAGATTCAATTCTTTAACTAAATGACAAAAAGCGACATCTTCCATTGTAAACTCAGTCACATTGCCAAACTTTTTCCATATTGGTCTAAACCACGGATATTTTAGTTTTTCAAAAACATTATTTTTTATCAGCATAAAACCAAATCCTGTATAGTCAACAATAAAAGGTTTATTTTGGTTTTTTAAATGTTCCGGCGTTAAGAATTCAAATCTACCAGTTTCTTCAAAAGTTTTTTCGTTCCAATCTTGAACTGTAGCAAACTGTTGACCATTTTGCATAAAATACAATCCAGACGCGATTTCTTTTTTGAGATTATATAGTTTAATAAAATCATTTGGATGAAAAATAATGTCGCTATCTATCCATAGCATGTAATCATAATTGACTTTGCCTTGCCAAGGTTTTTGATTTTCTCCTTTAGTGCTATCGCCGCCAAGACACATATTTCTAACATAATATATATTACATTCATATCTACGAGATATGATAGCATTAATGTTATTGATGGAGCACCAATTATAAAACTGCAAAAAACTATCAAGAAAAGCACCCGAAAAATTATTTCCGGGTAGGCAGATAACTAGGTTCACGATTAAAAATTATAGATTGTTGATGATAATTTCCTTCATATCCCTTCCAGCCATAATGTGTAAGCTCGCATGTTGTATCTACATAAAGTTTACCGCCAATGCTTCTATATAGATCACAAAACCCATAATCTTCAGCTTCATATTTTTTTGTTTGGCTATTTATTTTACATGGAAATAAATCATAAAAAGTATCACCATAACTTGCATAACCGTCAATATCATTTTTGTAACTAATATCTGGACGCTTTTTAATTATATCTAATAAAGCTTTCTTTTTGATAAGCATGAAACCAGTTGCTGCATAATTAACTTCTTCAACTTGTTGTGGCTCTTTCTTTAAATTAATCTCTGTAGCAAAATCTGTACATAATTGATTATAATTGTCAGGAAGAATCGGGCCATTTAGTAAAACAAGTTTACTTAATTTTTCAGCACTGATATATTTTTTAGGATATAAACCAGATATAACATCTTTATTTCTATTAATTAAAGAAAAAAAGCTTTTTGGCTCAAAAGAAATATCTGTATCTATAAACATCATATAATCGCAATCCATTTTATTAACGAAATTCGCGGCTGCGGCGTTTCTCGCTCTTGCGATTAAACTATCAAAATAAATACAGTCTAAACTGAATGATATGTTTTTCTTTTGCGCCTCAAATATCAATCTCATTATACTAAACATATAATGAGACAATACAGTATGATTATAGCAAATAACTGGTAGATAAATCTTCATCACTCATCAATCTTATGTAAAAAAGCTGGTGTGCTTTCACCCATCCAAACACAAGCTTGATTAAATTCATGAAAATCTACAGCTTCATGATAAGTCATACCTTGTTTCATTAATTTAGTAATTACTTTTTCGTAATTATAAATAATAAATGGAGTTTGATTAACTCGCGTTACAATGCCTTCGATACAGTCATCATAACCATCCATTGTCAATAATTCAGAACCGTATGATTCTTTTACTTCTTGTATTGTCATTTAAAAAACAATTCATTCAAATTCAAATCCAACTCAAAGCTTCGCTAATAACAGGAAACTCTTTAATAAATATATTTTTAATACCAACTGCAATTTCTCTATGTTCTTTTTGAGTATCTTCTTTTGCTCTCAACTCAATATAATGAATCCAGCTACGAAGTGTACCTGTCATGTACATGGTGGTTTGTGTGGTTAATGGTAAAACCATTCTAGCGCATTCTTTGGCAATGCCAGCTTCAATTAATGCGTCATACGCTTTCAAGCTGTGATCAAGCGCATTATTTACTAATTCAAGTTTTTCTTGCGGTAAATTAACTTCAGTATCGCCAACTTGTCTATTAGTTTTGCCCTGCATTCGCCATTGAATATCTTCTAGTTTTGTAGCTACACTATATCTTTGACTGAATTCTTGAAATGCGAAAGATCTATGTCTTAAAATTTGTGCAGCAATAGCTCTGCTTGTAACAATTTCTATTGTAACACTAGCCATTTCGAATGGACTCCAATGTTGATGTTTGATTAAATATTTAAGAAGTCGCGGCGCAGTTTCTGTATTCATCTGATTAGATGGATTACTTACTCTTGCACAATACGAAACAATATCTTCAGCAGTATTTAAATCTTCAATTTTGGGTGAAGTTACGGCTACTAATTTAACGTTCATTTTTTATCTTTGTATTAAAGTAACAGAACTTTGATAGAAGTCAAGCCTTACTTTCTTTTTTTCATCAATATATAAGTCAAAACAAATAAACCGAAAACAATATAAACTAACTCTGTCAACATTCTAGCTGTATTTTTATCAATAATCATGCAATAATTTTTATTTTAGAAATAAAATTAGAATTTAATTCGCGATCCCAATCTTTATTTAATTCGTCTAATTTTTTAGCAATCACTTTCATGGTTAGTGCGTCCCAGCACTTTTCATTTCTAAATTCGGGCCAGTAATAAAAATAGCCGTCATCATCTTTCAGAAGACGGCCATTTATTCTTTCGTGTGACTTTATAACGTATCTATCGTTGCCTAATTTTTCGAATACGAACATGCAAAAATAATAAACAAAAACAATTGTTTGTCAAGCTATATTTTTACAAAGCAGGATAGAATGGTTGAGGCCAAAGATGTTTGATTTGGCTTGTCCAAGTATCATTAGGCCATTTTGATTTTCTAAAATTAACAAATCTTTGAATTAGATTTGGATCACCACCCATATATCTTAAAAAGTTTTCAGACATTGTAAGATTATTATAGTCTGCAATGTATGGATTTTGTTCTAATACATCTATTTGTATTTTATGTATTTGATTGTACATACCGACCATCATGTCTTTCTTTTCTTTTGTATGTAACGCATCAATATAGTGCATTGTGAACTCATTAAATTTACCTGAACTTGAGCTATCAGCATTCAAAAGAACAGTGCCTCCAAGTAATCTTATATGCGGATGGTGATCATCTAAAAGCCCTTCAAGCAAACGTTTGTAATCCCCATTAAATGCATATGCTTCATATGATTTTAAAGTGTTGATGAATTGTAAAGCATTGTGTTTACCTGTATATAAACTGTACTTAGCTAATTCTCCCCATTGACTTGTTCCTCCCCACAAGAAGTTATGTATATAACCCCAGTCCACTATATTATATTCTGGCATTCTGTTGCTATCATCCAGATACATTTGTAGTTGATACCATTGTGGAGACTGATCACCATAAGGTTCATAAGTGAAATTAGGATTATTTTGATCTGTGACAGCTATTAAACTACCAATATGTGGAGCTAGATGAAAAGGCCATGTATTGGCAAACCATCTTCTATCATTGAATGTATTTGTATAGCTGTTACCAAATTGAGCTTTGATTCTATCCAATTTGTATAGACTGATATATGATCTTGCTCCTCTTTCTCCCCATTGATCTCTTGTATTAGCGTTATCTTCAAGAATATCGTGACCTAAATCTTGCATCTTCCATCTTTGCATAATTTCCAATGTTCTTACAGTTACCCAATGACGATACGCCATTCTTATATCATTCATGTATTGAATTTGTTTTCCAGCATCAAAATATTTCTTTTGAAAGAATTGATCCATATGAACTAATTGATATCCCGTTTCTTCTCCATACGATCTCATTATTTGTACAAGACCTTTCATTCCTTGGTCTTTTGGTATACTACCCATAAACCAATCAAAGAATCTACGACCACTACCACCGTCTTTGGTTGCACTCCAGTCCCAAATTTCGGGAGCACTATCTTTCAAATGAACTTTAGGTAACCAATGATTCCAATCTGGTAGTTGCATTGCAATTGGAATATCATGAATATTGTATGATTTGTTTATGTCTATTGGTTGAACCACACCATTGTATACAATTCCATTTTGTGTTCCATTTGGAAATATATAGTTAAATGATTTAATATCGTCATCTAATACCCAATCCATACCTGCACCAGCAGCCCAATTATCAATTGGTACAGTACTCATTCCGGGACCGGGCTGATACAGAGGATTCCAAGGTCTACCTTTTTCTTGATAAGGCACATCCAAACTACGAATATAAGATGCCAATGCTAGTCCTTGTTGTTCATCTAACCCATGGTACTTACTTCTGGCTACAATAGATTTATCGCTGAAATTGAAATATTTTAAGTCATATCCATCTGTAAAATGACAATCACTGCATTTTGCTTTAAGAGCAACGCCTCGTTCTGAGATATTGCCGTTAAACCATAAATCTTTTCCTTGATTTATAATAACAGGATCACTTGATGCTGGTGTCCAATTTTTAGGATCATCAATAACCTTGGTTGTAGCAAGTGTTGTAGGCGTGTAATTATAAACTGTATTTGTATAAAACCTGCCTGTAAGATGTCCAAATGTATATTCTTTTTCAGCGGTATCCTGTCTTCTTACAATATCAGCATTTAATACTCTATATCCAACGGTTTGTTTTGTGATATCATTAAATTTAAATTTAATAGTATTAGTTATGCTAGGAAGAATATTGTTACTAGCAAATGGCAATATCATTGTTAATGTACTTTGAAAACCACCAATACCAGTCCAAACTCTTTCAAATTTTCTTGGAAATATAACTGTTCTATTATTTAAAGGAATCCAAGGAGAATTATTAACGCTTATTGATGCTTTATTTGTATATGTTAAAGCGTGTGCAGTGAATTGAAGACCGTATATATCATTTAAATTATCATTAACTACAAATTTAAATTCTTCTGTATGTTGATCAGCACCAAGCACTTCTATTGGAAACTGTACAGCATCTGCTGATGGCGGACTTGTCGATCCACCCCCAGAACCCGTACCTCCAGTTCCTGAATCTCCAGATCCAGTACCACTTCCACCTGTACCAGATCCTCCAGTTCCATTTCCTCCACTATTTGTACCTGATCCTTGTGGTCCTACTAGATTGCCATTTTCATCATAAATATAATCCAATATTCTAAATCTTAATATAATTGCATCAGGTGGAAGACTTGTTATATCAAATAATATATTATGCAATTGATCATTATGCCAAATAGTTTGAGCAGGTATTTGTACATCATTTGTTGTGCCGGTTTGAGTCTGTAAAGTTACGTTCAATGTAACACTATTTGTTACATATACATAATTTGTAGATGTTGTTCCTCCTCCAGTTGTACCGCCTGTGCTTCCGCCAGTAGAACCACCTGTTGATCCTCCAGTTGTACCGCCTGTACTTCCGCCTGTTGTACCTCCTGTATCTCCACTTGTTGTACCACTATCTGTGCTGCCTGTGCCACCTGTTGATCCTCCAGTTGTACCACCTGTGCTTCCTCCTGTAGTTCCACCTGTTGAGCCACCAGTAGTAGTAGAATTTGTTAACGGAGTCTCAACAACATTTGTGGTATAAATTAATTCATATACTCGTAAATTGATTTTTTGTGCATTTTGAGAAACATTACTAATATTTAATGACAATTCAGCAATTCTTCCATTAGTTCTAACAACGGTTATGGGAATAGGAACTGTTATAATACTATTATCTGCTTGAGTGACATTAGAATATAATGTAGCTGTATTTGTTACAACTTGTGCATATAAATTAATAGCAAAAAATAAACTAATGATCAGAAATTTGATCCACCTCATAAATAAAAAATCCAGTAGGGTTTGACCCCTACTGGATAATACACAAATTTTTTAGATTATTCTAATTAAAATCTAAAAGCCAAACCTAGCGTATATCGAACCTGATTATTTGACACGCCATTCAAAGCTACATCGTAAGCAGCTTGGGCGAGAATATAAGTATTATCAGTTAGGAAAAATCGATTACCTAGAATTGGTCCAGCTTGCCACGCGCTTTGAGTCCCATCGCCATAAGCTAGATTAACATCGCCGCCAGCGAATACAGTATTCTTCATTCCAAAAACTGTATAGTTAATATTGTAAGCAGTAAATACTTCAGTATTAAATAGAACATTATTAACAGTCGTCAATCCAAAAGATTGAACAGCGCCAATGCTAATAGCATCAGTAACAAAAGTTTCGAAACGAAGACCAGTAGCAAACTGTGTTGGCGTAGTTGGTCCTTGAGTTTGAGTGTTTCCACTTCCAACAATGGAGAAATCCAAAGCGTTGGCCGTGAGTGCAGTAATAATAGATAGTAGTGCGATTAATCTCTTCATAATTATTTAAATATATTTAGTAACCAATTAATAAATCTTCTAAAGATAGATGGTTTCTCAATTGGTTTAGGGATATTACTCAAAATTTGATTGTTTGTCAACAGAATTTTGTCTGTGCTAGCTGCATATCCCCAATAACACTTTAAAATATTACTGACTTCAGTTACTCCATTAACTATTCTATGACCTAAAGTGATTTTATTATCTTTTGCAACAATATTTTTAAATCCTGTATATATATTAATATTTAATTGAGGATCATGATTATAAGCAAAAAATACAGATACGATAGGTTCTTGATCCCATTGATAATAAATATTACCATCACTTAAAACTACTTCATTATTTTCTATACAAAAATCTTCACTGTAACTAATTTGATCTTGATTTTGCCAATGCTGACAAGTCAGTGCTATAAAATTCCATATATTTGTACCACGGTTGTTCACTATTACAGCATTTTTATTAGTCCAACTATCTATATAAATACAATTACCTTGAAAGTTTTCAAAGATATTATCTGTTATTTCTGCATTTAAAGAATCAGCAATTGTAATCGCATGTAATGGACTTTGTTGATTTATTATATCGAATTCACAGTTTTTAAATATATTATTTTTTATTTGTGGCGCTTTGCCGCCAACTGCAATAAATGTATTTTCGGGGCAATGACCTTTCTTGCTATTTCTTTTTTTACCAACAGATTCAAATACATTATTAAATATTTTAGCGCCGTCATCTAATTTACCATGTCCTACACAAAATACTTGAAAACATTCGTGATTTGATTGGTCGCCCACTCCAAAATTAATAAATCTACAATTTTTAACTGTATTATTTGAACCGCGCATTCTTATTGCACAAACAGTACTAATGTCATGGTTATTTTCATAATTACCATCAAATGTTATTCCTTCAATTAAATTATTATCGCAGCTAACATTATAATTAGTAGATAACATGTGAACAATTGGAGCTGGCGTTCCAAATAGATTTTTGCTATTTGCATTATCTATTAATTTAAAAATAGTTTTATCATATCCTGCGCCAATTAATTTAACATTATCAAATCTATTCCAACCCCAAGTAATACAACTATCAGACCAAACATGGCCTTTATGCCATTCTTCGTCATTACGCCCAAAAATATGTTCACCTTCTGAAACGTAACATTCACCATTTTCATCAATACATTTATTAATATATGGTACTATATTTTGACCTATAGTATAACCGTAGTATTCTGGAGTGTTTTTATTCATTTTTATAATGAAATACTTTTTTAGTAGTGCTTAAAACAGGCCACTGAAAAATATAGTCACCTTTTAAATTAAAAGGTTGATATGACACATCAACATATCTCCAACCGCCATCATCTATATCTAAATTATAATTCTTGTAATAATCATTAGAAATCAATATATTTTTACCTTTAATATTTTCTAATATGAGAAAAATATTTTTGAACGAAAGATGCTGAAATACATCTTTAATCAAAATGAGATCATAAATTTCTGTCTCTTTTTGTGTAGTTAAATCTTTATGCTCAAATTTTATATTTGATTTTGAATATTTTTTGTTATTTTCGTTCACTAAAAATTGAACGATATCAACACCTTTATAAATTAAATTTTCAAAATTTAGATGTTGCATCAAATTGAAATCGCCACATCCGATATCCAAGATAGATTTAATATTATTATCTTTTATAAAATTTTGCAAAAAATCTAAGTACGAACTTGAGCATTCTAATGAAGCGCCGGGACCAGAAAAAGTTCCAATTATTTGTTGCCATTCTTTTTTCAGATAAATATCTGTAAATACATCATTCATATATTTTTTGTAAAGGAATTGTAAAAGTTTTTCTTTTTATAAAATAACTATGTATAATATATTATATGAAATATATCATATTTATAATAGCATTATTCTTTTCAGTGAATCTATTCGCTGATGAATCCAAAAAAAATCAAGAAAATAACAAACCAAATAAAGAACAAAAACAAGAAGGAAAGCGCAAAAAGCATCATGGTCCTAGAAAAGTACATCCGAATCATCCCGATCATCCAAAGAAGGAAAATAATAAATAATAAAACAAAACCCCGCGATTGCGGGGTTTTTATTCTTCATTTATTTTTATATCTTTAAATAGATCGTCTTGCTTATTTGTATCTTCAATTTCTATTAAACAATCTGTGCATACAGAACAATAATCAAGATCCTCTAATAAAGTCGTCTCTTTACGACAGATATCGCACTTCTTCATTTGAATAAAACAAAAGCGGTTTTAAGGATTACCGCAAACCTTCCTATTTCTACTCCTACTTTTTAGGATCAGGTGCCCTATACACCTCTTGTTCTTTTGTATTTTCTCCTTCTGAATAATAAATTATTCCATTAATAGACTTGGCGCACTGCAAAGCCCAATCATAAGCCTTATCCTTGCCAAAGGATAAATTATAAGCGGACTGATATGCACCATCCTTATCTCGAACAATATATCTTTTATTCATTATTAGGAATTCTTAATTAGAACGTCATGAATCAAATGGCGAGTCTTAAAATCAAGAATTCTACCATTTTCATCTTTTGGAAGATCAGTAACTACCGAATCAAAATTCAAACCAAGCACAGAACTCATGCACTTGATCTTTCGATAGATGCCGATTTCCTTATACTTTAGAATCGACCACAACGTGTCGATTTGTTCAGGCGTAGCCTTGGTGATAGCATTCAACAAGACAACAGGTTGAGTAATAGTAGCAGTCTCATTCATATATTTAGTTTTATGTATTTGTACAATCGTACAAAATTCGGGTAAAGTATATTGTATGTTTATGTTAAAGTCAAGAGTTTTCTGTTATTTCGGGGATCTTATTTATCTTTAAGACTAAAATTAGGCATTCTTGCAATTTATAAAATCGTAAATTCTCTAAAATTAGTTGTTTTGCGACTTCGTATTTGAAATCATCATTTAAAATATATTTAATTTGATCGTCTGATAATGAATCTGATATAATATCGAGAAACATTATATTTTTTAAACAGTCTAAACCGTCATAAGCTTTTATATCGTCAATTTTGACAGATACTATAAAAACATGATCATCATATTTCTCAAAAACACTCTTGATTTCTGGATACATTTATTCACCGATAGGCTTTAATTGAATAAGTACCTTACCGCCTTTACTATCGTCTTCCTTCATAACAAAACATTGAATATAAATAGACTCTTGAATAAATCGAACATCTATTAATTGAATGCTCAATTGCTTATTATTTTCTGTTCTTAGTATTCCAAGTGGCGGAGCATTAGCTTCAATATCTTTATACAAGCTCTCAATATTAACAATTTGATCTTGATATTCTTTCAAAAAAGATCCGCCTTCATTTGTGCCGACAATATTTAATTTAGCCTTCATGAATCGATAACTTGTGCCTCGATAATCTCGTTTTTAGGATTATCTAAAACTTGTTTTAGAATTTGAATAATCAAACGATCTTCTTTAGCCATAGGCTTAAATGAAGATTCATTTTTAAAAATATTAGCCAAATCATTCAAATCATCATCGCCAATCTTAATTGTAACGCTTTTCATTATATAATAATATATGAATTATTGATATTTTAAATACTTACAACGGAATTTTTTGAAAGAAACTGAATAAAGCCTTTATCTTTCTTTTTAACTTCAATTTCATATGTGCAATCTAAACCCATGTCTGGAGGAGGAATTGTTAACTTATCTGCATGTTTGAGCGTCCCATTAATTCCTTCGCTCCAATGAAATACAGGAGGAACGGGCCAAGTTTGATAAAATTTCATATAGTGTTTCTGATAAGGAATAACCTTACCATCTGGATCATAACTAGGATTGCATTCATCATGCAAATTATCTAAAGTTAATGGAATATGAAATGTATACGCAGCTTTCATAAACAAATGAAAATACTCGTAAAGATTAGAACAATTCCAGAATCCTTTGTCTTGATTTTCTAATACCAAGCGGTTTCTAACACCAATATCACATTGAAAAAAGTTAAGAATAAACTTTTTAACAAAATTTTCAGCACTAGAAAAATTTGACAAGCTAGGATGAATATTGATCGGACAAGTAAAATCTTGAGGCATACGCATCATATCTAATACCCAAGCATGAAAATTTAATTCACGTATGGAATTAGCGCAAATATCATCTGATTCAGAACCAAGCACAACAAACTGATCAGGATGAACCGAAACAGATATATTTAATTCCTTGGCGGTTCTACCAATTTCAATTAACTTTTGCTCAATTACATTGAAATAAGGAAAAAGACTTAGATCGAGTTTGAGAGTTGGATCAGTTATAAGAGGAAACAATTTGCAAGAAATACGATAATGTTTGATTCCTATCTTTTTGCAGTGTTTAATTGTTTCAATTGTAACAGTTAGATTATGTGAAATCCTACGGGAAAGTTCCTGTATAGACTCTTCTCTATCCTTTTTAAGGAATTGAGTGCGAGTCATGGTTTTGAACTTCAACTCAGGAGATTTTTCGCGCAAAAGTTCAGAGATACAAACTAGTCCAAGCTTCATAGGTGTGAACCTTATCAAGGAAGTTAAGTATTGTCAAGGCTTGAATGCTGAAATAAATTTTTATATTTATCTATATTATCTAAAGATGTAGCAAATCTTAATTTGTTTTGTTTTATTTTTTTATAAATAAGAGTTATTCCAAGCATTCTAGAAATAATAGGAAAATAATTAACCGTATATTTATCAAAACCTAAATCTAATAATACAGCAACAGAAATACCACCTATATTTAAAATTAATTTTTTTTGTTTTGAAAAATTTAAACATTTATCAACTGTTGAACTTTTAATGTTTAATGATTTCATTTTCTGCAAAATAGCTTCAACTCTTGGATCTTTATCTTTAAATATTGGATGTCCAAAACCGGGATAATAATCCTCATGAGTGGTAAAATTATTAATCATGAATTCGGCCATCTTTGTAAAACAAAAATGATTGCCGCCAAAAGAATTTATGGCTGAAGATAATACCTGTGGATAATCTAAACCGCAACCTCCCATCATAAAAGCGATCATTGAACTAGCTGGCATCAATTCGTTTATATCATATGTATGCAAAATATTTAAAATAAAATTCAATAGTTTTTTCTCGTTTTTTGTTAACTTTTTACTGCTTAATTTATCTATTGCAAAATCATTAAACGATTTATTTAAATCCTTGTATGATAAAGTGATATGATTGGTTCCCGAATTGATCAACAATTTGTTTTTTTTCATATTGAGGTTTATATATTTCTAAAAGTTTTTCGAGTCCTTTTAGCGATGCTATATTGTTTTTTAATATGTAAGTTTCAATTTTATCGTATTTGTCTTTGAACTTTTCGATTGCAGCTATTCGTAATTCATGGCTGTAACCTTTATTCCGATATTGAGATATTATATAAGTAAAACTTAACTCAACTCTTCTATTGTTAATATATATAATATAAAAACCAATAGGCAAATCATTTTCATATAATATTAATATTGATTCATCATTTATACATTTTTTAAGATATTTTTTTAAAGATTCTGAATATGGTAATTTACTACCTGCTAATTCTATTTCAGCTTTTTTTACTAGATATTCAAAATCTTTTGAGTTAACAAACAATTTATAGTTTTCGATTTTGATCATAAAAAACCCCCATTTCTGGGGGTTAACTACTTAATCTGTGATTTCAGGAATCTCATCATCATTTGATGGTTCCGGCTGCTTAACTTCCTTCTTTACAGGCTTTGGCTTTGCAGCGACAGCCTTTGGCTCATTTTCTGTATTTTGATCTTCAGATTTATATAGAATAAAATCAGGAGCGTTTTCGTTAGTCTTTGTTTTGTTTGAAAACATAATCACACGCTCTTTAATTACATTTCCAAAAGGATCGATTATTGTAAGATAACCTGTCAAATAAGTGGTGCTTCCTTTTGTTTTTTTCCAAAAAGCGCCTTTTTCTCTTTTCTTCCAGTCACTCTGCTTTTCATTATTATTCATAGTATTCATAGTATTCATATAGTTGTAACGCTAACGAGGCCAATAATATCAGAAACCTATGTCGTGTCAATCATTTTCTTCACTAAACTTCTCTAGCAATTCGATTTCGATAGCTATTCGTCGTCGTATTGCGGCTAATTCTTTTCTAGCTTGATTTAAAGTTTTTTTATCTTTTGAATGAATAAGTTTACGCATTATTTTATTTGATTCATCCTTTAAAAATTTTCCTGTTTTTAAATATAAATTTTTGGCCGTCATATTAAAGATTTGATAAATTCTTTATCCTTATCTATCCAAAATAAAATCTTATTTAAACTATCAATAGATAGTTGATTATATTTTATTCCTGAAAAATTAAAAATATCCATATATTTGACATCAAGCGTTTCACTATTGGACTTTTTATATTGCTTGAGAAAATAAATTTCTTTTATTTTAGAAGCCGCGATTGTTTTGGCGCAATGAATGCATGGGCTATAAACCATGCAAGCATAATACGGTTGACGAGAAGAATATAAAATAGCATTTATTTCAGCATGATTAATCAAATCAGACTTTAATGGTCTATTTTGAATTATATCATCATGTGGTATTAATTGAGGAGCAAAACCATTGAAACCAGTTGAAACAGTTCGCCAATCTTCATCAAAAAGCACTGTTCCAACTTGAGTATGTGGATCTTCTGATCTTGATCTAGCAGCTAAGGCTAGATAACAACCATATTCTGATTTAGTTAATCTTGTCTCTGTCAAATTCATAAAACATTAGTTCATCATCACCAGCAGTCCATTTATATGCGTTTCCTTCACAGGTAAATTCTTTTGAAAAAACTTTCCAAGTTTTATAGTCATCCGGTAATTTCTTTGAAATCCAAGCGCCAGAATCTCTGAATAAACATCTATTGCTTGGTTGAGCAAACATCTGACCATTCTCGCCCCAAAATACATGAGCTAATTTATGGCCTCCTTGAACTTCTGAATAACCTAAATTATACTCTTCACTATTACACCAGTCAATAGTAAAAATATATTTACCAACAATCTTTTCTTTATTTTTAAGAATAATAAAAGCATTACTATTTTTTAAATATTCAAATCTTGTAATGTTAAAATAATAACTATAACAATCCCATAACTGCAACCAATCTAATGGATAGATAGTTTCAGATTTTATTTTGCTTTTTAGATAATGAATAGGAACTCTTGTGAACTGAGCGCCGTATTCACTCATCACATTGAATAACAAGCATCTTCTTGAAAGAGAAGTTACAGAAAATATTTCAACTGGTAAATATTCATCTATAGTTCCAGCTTCTTCGTTTTTTAAAAACGATTTATCTAAATAAGCAAATTGTATTGGTATATTCGCTTGAAGATAACTCATTATTCACCTTTTTTAAAGCTATTCTTCAAATCCTTAAGCATGTCGTTAATTTTTTCTAAGCTTTTAACTCTATCTTTATAGAGATTTTCTGTTTTTTCTCTCTCATCATCAATCAAAGAAATTAAATTATTAATTTTCTTTAATGTGATTGTGGGTTTTGTTCTTTCGAATTCTGAAATATTCATACTATAATTTCTTATATAGAAAGTATTTACGCCATTCTTCTCTTATCTTGGTGGGTTTAGTAGGAAGAACTGGTATTGGCATTGGTACAGATGATATAGCTTTATTCTTAACATTCAAGAAAGGATATATATCTTTTTTAATCTGATTGCATTTATGACAAGTTAAAGTAATGTTTTCTAATTCTTTTGTTCCGCCTTTGCTTTTAGGAAATAGATGTTCGATTGTTAGCTGGCTTTTATCAAATCTCTCATAGCAAATTTGACAAGTATAATCAAAAATCAAACATAATTTTTGAATATTGAGAGTGCGCGGAGTTCTTTTTCTATTATAGAAAAAACTTTTTTTGATGACTGCAACGGTGGGAATGAACCAAATCTTATCTTTTGAAGTTAAAAAAGGCTGATCTTCATAGAATGAAAGCCCTTCGTTTCTAAACCATTCAAAATTATTATCTATTATATTTTCTGATGCATCAAAACATTTAATATTATTTTTAATTAAATGAATGAATGCGGCTCGCCCTGTTAAAAACGAATAGGGTAAAAAAGAATTATCTAATAATAATGTGGTTATCTGATTAGCATAACCTGACATAGGTGCAATATATCATGCCTAATGAAAAATGCAAGCTTTTTGTTAATTATGTTTAATTATATTATTTAATGTTCCTATATAATTACCGTCTTCCTGTCTGTGAGCTACTATTTTCGCTTGAAAAACATTGTTTTTACCATCTATAATTTTAACAGTATGTTCAAAATTTCGTTTGCTTGATACTGCTAAATACCAATCGTTTGCTATATCATTTCTTGTATCTTCATCTAAAATATTAATCCAATTATTATCTTTTAAATCTTTGAAACCTCGATCAGTTAATCTAATAAAAGAATCATTTACCCAAGTGAATTTGCCTTGTTTATTTGTTTCAAAAATAGGTTCGCTTCTATTATCAAGCATCCATCTTTGCCTATTTAAAATAGTTGTTGTTAATTCTGTATTAGATTTGACATCAGATTTTATATTGTTTACTAAATCTTTTAAAGATGTTCCTGAGTTATAAGTTAACTCTTTTTTAATTTCTTTTATTTCTGTTCCGATACTTTCTACATGATCAGTTAAATTTGTATAAGGCTGTAATTTCTTCATTGCTTTACATATAAAAGCATAAATTAAACCTGTTGATGTTAAAAAACTTAATATATCACCAATATGATTTAAAAGAAAATTTAAAATAAACATATTAATTATTTTTCCATTTTTGTTCTACTAGTATTTCATTTACAGTATTTTTATCAGATTGATCCATATCAATTGATAATTTTGTTAAAAAGTCATTTAAACTAAATTCATCGCCGTCTTTTAGATCTTCTTTTACTTTGAATTCTTGAATGACATCAACTATTTTAGTTAATGTTGTTTTATATTTAACCATATCGTTAGTTTTAACGAGACTGCATAAACTAAAAGCTTGAGGCGTGAGTGTTTTAAATAAACTAATTATAAATGAACCTATGATATTAAAAATGGAAAATGCAGCAGCAGCTATCGGATTAGTTGCTGAAGCGATTCTTAAAATTAAAAATATAATTGCAAATATAACTATCCAAGTTAATGTTGTAAAAAAGAATTTTTTCAGTCCCCAAAATACAGCATTTAAACCCATAAGACCACTCATCGAATCTAGAGTGGTTTGTTTTTCGTCTGATTTTTTCGCCACTTCTTTAGATTGTGCGATTAATTTTTCTATTTGAGCGTCGTATTTTTTTTCTAATTCACTTTTTTGTGTTTGAAGCGCGGTTATTTCTTTATCTTTTTCTATTAGTATTTTTTCTCCTTTAGATCGTTCGTTGTCTATTTCGGAATTTAAATAATCAACTAGTTTGCGAATTCTTTCACTTTCTTTTAAATTCGGAGCACCGACTATTGCGACTACTCTATCGTTCATTCTGCCTGCTGTTATTACTTCAACAGAAGGATTCTGAACTTGATTTAATGAGTAGCCTACTCCGTATGCATAAGCAGCGGTTTGTTTTAACTGTTCATTGGAATTATTTTGAATAGCTTTATCGATATCTAAAGCCTTTTTCTCTTCTTTTATAATAGCTGTTTGACTGACTGTATTAGCTTTAGTACCGCGAAGTACGGCGCATCCGCTTAAAATAATACAGCTTAAAGCTATATAAAAATACCTATGCACACAAACTTTTACACAAAAAAATAATAAAATAGATTAAATAAATTCTCGATAATTTAGACCACCATATACTACTGAATTAGATGATCCCAATGGAGCACAAGCTAATACTAATACATCTCTTAAACCTGTAATAGAAGAACCTAATTTTAATAATGATTTCAACGATTCAGCTGCTGTATCTGTTTTTGCTTGAGCATAACCACCAGCTATAACATAACCTCCAGAAATATGAGTTTCATTTGGAGCAATAGCAAATTCTAGAGAAGAATTATTAGCTGTGGTATATGTTAGACCATTTATGCCAGATGGGTTTAATATTAATTTCCACTCATAATTATCATTACTTGTTGTAATTAAAGAAACATCAAGTATATCAATTGTTGTTCCAATCCATCCTGTTTTTAATCGAGTTGCTAAAACGGCATTTACAAAATTTTTGGTTGCAGTAACAGAAATACCACCGGTTGAAACATACCCATTTGCAGCAACTTCTTCTCTTCCTCCTTCAGAAATTACAGTTGAACAAATACATTCAATAGATGAAGCAACACCATTTCCATTATTTTCTATCTGATATCTTAAAGGCAAATTAGGAGTTGACATGTATACAGAATCTTTATTATTTGCATTTAAAAATTCATGACAATAATAAGTTACTCCATCTACATTAAATCCTAATCTTACTCTGCCAACACCTAGCCATTCAAAATCTATAACTAATATTTGAGTTTTAGAAAAATCTAAATCAACTCCGCTAGGTCCATTACCTTGCATTTGATCAATATTCCAATTAGCTTGAGTCACTGTTGTATCAATAGCTGAACCTGTAACATATGATCGTAATACAAAACTAATAGTTGAACCAGATCTTTGTAAAAATATACCATTTTGATCATCAAAGTACCCCATTCTTGTAGTAATTCCTGTTCCACCTCCAGTTCTTTTTAATATGCCAGTCATCATTACAAGCTGTGCTTTACCAGCTTGATAATTAAAACGCATAAATGTTTGGCGAGTTCTTTTACCTGCTGTATTAGCACTAACGGATAAAGTTGAAGAAGCTCTATTTATATCGTATGTACTAGTAGTTCCTGATCCACTTTCTTGTATATCGTCCCAATAAATTGATTGATTATCAAATATCTGTTTACTATTAAATATCATTTCAGGATTTGATACTCTTTGTCTGCCAAAAGCATCAATACCTGCTGGGCCGCCAGCAAAATCAAAATTTGTAAAAGGTCGATAAAACTCTCTTGTTTTATCGTAAATAAGAGTACAATTTACGTTTTGAGGCGCTTGAGTTGCGAATAATTCAGCCATAAATTTATTTACACTTTAAAATAAAAAAAGACAAGAAATTAATCTTGTCTTTAATTCTTCACGTTTATTATATTATTGAAACTAAATTATTCCAGCTTCAGCATATGATATTTGCGCGATTTTATTATCTATCAAAATTTTTCTATTTTTCAGATGTTGAGGCTTAACTAATTCTTTATTTTCTCCATTGTATGCAACTGCAAAACTATTAGCGATTAACCAATCATTCAAACAGATTTTATTAGAATTATAAACACGGCCTAGAATTCTGCCAAATTTATCACCGTTATCTTTATCATACAAAGTCTGAATAATTAAATTTTCTTTATCGCTGTTTTTCATAAAATCTTCAACAGCTTTTCGGCTTAAATTTGCAAAAACTTTTTCTATTTTATCTTTTGATTTGCTTTCTGGAGTATCAAGACCAGATAATCTGATATTTTGATCTCTAAGCACAATGCTAAATCCTAGATCTATATCTACAATTATTGTATCACCATCTATTACTTTTTTAAGTCTGGCTTTGTATTCGTAGGGCATTCTTTATCCTTCTTTTTCCAGTTAATTGAATCGTAATTATTTTTAAAATCTTTACTGAAACAATTTCTTGGTTTACTTCCTTTTCCTGCGCTCATTTATATCCTCCATTATTTGTTTTCTTTTATCTTCAGAATAGAAAGACCAGTTCGTTATTTCTTGTCTCGTTCTTTGACAAGCATAACAAACATCATTTAATAATTTACAAACTCTTACGCACGGAGTTGATATCTTAGCAGCAGTGTCCATGTTTATCGGTTACATGATTTAATTGATATTTTGTATCTGTAACATTATACAATTTAGTATAACATTTTTGTACAAGTTGATCGATTTCTTTAACGAGAAATGCAGTTTTTTGATCTGGATTTACATTATAGATATCGTCAGATAGTTCTTGAACGATTTTTTTAATTTCTTCTAATTTATTTTGCATTGAAAGTGGCTGCCCGAACTGGATTTGAACCAATACAAAAGCATCCAAAGTGCTCTGTGCTACCGTTACACCATCGGGCAGTTAAAATTATTTAAGTTTTTCTATTTCAAAGCATCCAAAACCTGCTTGATGCTCAAATGTCAATAAACCATATCTTTTACTTTTTGGATTTAAACAAACGCCAAAATCCATATCAGCTCCATCATACTTATTATTATATAATGGATTGAAAAATTTACAACCACAACTGCAATCTAAATAATTATTATCTGGATCGGCCCAGCGAGTTATTTTACCGCCATAATCCACATAATCAGTATCTAGCGTTTTACACGCATCTAAAAGAAGGTTATCTTTCTTTGATTTCATAAATTCCCCTTCCTATAAATTCACTCAAACTTTGATAGCCTGAATAAGAAACAGCAGAAGAAATCGCGCTCCACAATTCATCAATTTTATTTTTAAGAGGTTCAATCTGTGTTTGATCAATGTTGTAAGTTCTGCCTTCAGCATGGTCTCTCTTCTTACCGCTTAACTCTAATTGTTTTTTACTCGCTGAACCCCAGAATTGATAAACACCATCAATTACATTTTGCGCTTCATTTGTTTTAGCGAAATAACCGCCCATCATAACATAGTCAGCACCCGCACCAAAAGCTTTAGCTGCGTCGCCACCATTTTTAATTCCGCCATCTGCAATTATATTATTAGAATTAACTCTATCATTATAACATTCACTAATTTCAGTAATTTGACCTCTTGTGTAGCCTGTTTGATCTTTAGTCGTGCAACCGGATCCTTGACCAATTCCAACTCTTACCCAAACATTATCATAATTTTTATATAAATTAAGACCCTGTTCAGTATGTATATTTCCAACCATTATTGAAGTTTCAGAACCTTTATAATCATAATTTAAACATTTAATCATTGAATCGACAGAACTCAAATATCCATTAGCAATATCAATAATAAAATTTCTTGCGCCATTTTGATATAAAGCTTCAAAAGCAGAATAGTCATTTAACGCAACAGAACACCAAATTTTATTCCCTTTGCTAAAATCGTTGCTTTCATTTACATATTCGAACGTTTCAATTAATTCATCAATTTTGCAGAATCTATGAAGCGCAACAGAAACGCCATAATTACAAGCAGTTCTAGCAAATGTTTTTCCAACAACAGCCTGCATTGGCGAAACAATAATTCTGTGAAGTTCACGTTCAATATGTGATCTAGATATTATTTCTGAAGGTTGCGCAATTAAATTTACGTCATCATAATAAACAGATTTACTTTTTAGAATTTTCATTCTTTTTGTTTTTTACTTTTAGTCCGTAATTTAAATTTAACCATGAAGTTTCAATATAAGCTTTATCTTTTGTAAGTTTAAGCTTGTCTTTCATATACTTAAGAGTCCAATTCTTCCATTTTTCGTTTTGTTCTGGAGTGCAAGTCAATTTTCTATACCATTCAGGCATCTGATTATTACAAACATCTTCATATTTTAAATCAATACCAGCAATCTTAAATTGCTTATCTATAATTTTTTTAATATGTTTTGCGTTCATACTCCGGTGCTGCCGAATCCTTTCTGTTCTCTTTTAGTCTGATCTAGATTTTCTTCCGAATCCCAATGAACATTATGACATTTTTCTATAATGATTTGAGCTATTCTATCACCAGCTTTTACTTGAAACTCATTTGTTGTGCTTGTGTTAAATAAAATAACACCTATATCACCGCGATAATCTGAATCAATAACACCAGCCAAAACATCAATTCCATTTTTATAAGCTAATCCTGATCGTGGAGCAATTCGTCCATAATAACCTTCAGGAATCGCAATTGATATATTTGTCTTAATTAATGCTCGGCTCAAGCTATAAACAACTGCATTTTCAGCTGCATAAAGATCATATCCAGCAGCTTCAGTACTGCCTTGACTAGGAATAGTGGCTTTATTAGAAAGCTTCTTAATAGGAATTGAAATATATTGCTTATACATTTTATATTATTTATCTTTAATAATAGACATTAAAATTCTAGCTTCTTTTGCAGGAATATCGCTGTATGAAGTCCAAACTTTTGTTTCTTCGTTACGATAAACATTCAGCTTCCAAGCTTTTCTCAAATAATCTTGAAACTCTTCAAAGCTAGATAGACCATGAGCTTTTGCTGTTTTTTCTAGCATGTTCTGAGACGAAGGTAAAGCTGTTTCACTTTCTTCTTCGAATAGTGCTGGAGTTCCTTTTTTAGACGAATCAATTTCGTCGCTACCAACAATATGAATGTTAAGAAAGTTTCTTACAGCCCTAATGAATGCGCGATTAGCTGCAATCGTCTCCAGAAATTTGACAGCAAAATCCGTAGTGTTATTGACCGTAGCATTTGCCACATCTTCATAATAGCTTTCATATTGGCTTTCATAATTTGGAATCCAAGTTATACCACATTTGACTGCAACATAACTAGATTCACACTTAATAATATCATACTTAACTGATTTGTAACCACGAAGCTTTGCTACTTCTTTAATTCCGGCCAACTTAATTAACAGTTGATGATCGCCTAATCCTTCAATATTATTTGGTACTACTTGCTTTCTTGTTTCAAACCATCCTTTATTAGGAAATAAATGATCAGGCTTAACCATAGCTCTCCAATTAATAGAGCCATCTTCATTATTAATATAATTAATGCCTTCAATTAATCCCCAAGCATTACGCTGTTGAGGAATTGGAACTTGATTCTTCTCTTTCATTATATATTTTAAAATAATCTAACTCTTCTTCAAACGTTTCAGAGAAGATAACAGTTTCTTGAGTTTTGTCAAGAAATTTGTTTTGCAATTGATTAGCTCGACAAGAAAATTGTTTACCTTTTGAAATTAATACTTTTGAACTAATAAAAAAAGATTTTTCATTTATATTTGAAAAGTCTTTAAGTTTTAATTCTGTTTTAAAATCTTTTTCGATATTCCAATCAAAAAATTTATATTGATAATTTTTGATCTTTTCAGGTTCTCGACAATGAAGCCTGACGCGAAAACCATTTTGTTTGCACTGTTTTAAAAATGTCTCATCAATATTATCTGACATAATAACTGTTATCATAATAATATTATTTTTAAATGGCAACAATGATTTGATATTTAAATTTTTATTTGTTAAAATATTTACTTTTCTATTGCTTAACCAATAATAAAATACATTTTGATTTAAATCGTCTATGTAATCTAATCTTAAATTGATTGAAGCGCCTTTTAATACTTCTGCGGAAGCTGTAAAATCCGGTATCACTTCAATAATTCTTTGATTGAAATTTTTTCCAAGATGAACTAATTCAAATTTATCTAAATCATTTTTTATGTTTAAGGTATTTAAAATATTTCTAGCAATTTGATATGGATCTATTAGATTAAGTGTTTTGGGGCTTTCTGCTAATTGACCATAACTAGGTAAATTATCATCTCTTGAAGATTCTAAAACGATTTGCGAATCTCTGTTCCAGATGGGTTGAGTATTTTTAGGATTATTAATAGAATATAATCCTATTGATTTAGTATTTAGTATTGAAGCAAAATATAAACTATAATTTTCGTTAGAAATAATTAACTTAGCTTTTGATATTAGATAAGCTTCTTGCTTCTTATTTATTGTTACAAAACATTTATCGCAAGGCAAACGAGGAGAGTTTTCATTTGCTATTTGAAATGTTTCAATATTATTTTGTTTTAAATATGCGCGAATAATATCATATACATCGCCAAAATAATCATATGTGCCGTGAGAATATTTACTTCTTGTATCAAAAATTATAAAGTCATGATTTTTCAAAGGCATGAATAGCCTGTCTATATAAGGTTTTCCAACTTTAACTCCACAATCTAAAGCTATTTTATCTACTAAATTCATGTTGTTTGATACTCTAAAATATCTTGAGCGTTTCTAAAATAATTGTTTCTAATTGATAAATATGGAGCAAATACAATATCGAAATATTTATTTAAATTGCCTTTTCCTTCTAGATAAAGAGGATCATCTAATTTATTAAAATATGATAGTGTTTTATAAACATTTGGATGTGAATTTATTAAATCAAAATTCTCGCTTTTTGTAAAGAAATAAATTTTATGGTCAGGATAAACTTTTTGAATAGAAGGAAGAATTGATGTAGCGATCAAGACTTCTTCAGCTCCATCAGGTTGAATATAAGCAATTTTCTTAAGACTTTTGTCTTCATTTAGAATTTTGAGCATTTTCTCAAATTCAGCTTTTTGTATTTCTGATAACGCAACTTTTCTAAAATAAGTTAATACATCTTGCCGTTTTAAATCAGTCTTCAAGCGTTGCATCCAATGAATAACGCCAGATGAATCTTTTCGTTTTAAAAGGTTTTCATACAACGACTCAATCCATTCTTTATCGTTTAATGAGTTGTCGGGTTCAAAATATGCATTTGGAGTCATATCCGCTTTCTCATAATCAAATTCAACTTCAGGAAATGAATCAAATAAATCTTCAAAATATTTTCCTACGATTTCAATACTATATTTATTGATTACATAGTTACGTGATTTTTTACCAAGTAATACTTTTTCATCAAAAGCCATTTCGTATACCATTTTTAATTTTTCATTAATGCTTGTAGGTAATGTTGAAGCTTTAATAAATTGAGTACCGGGTTCTCGGTATTCAGCCCAGTCTAAAGCAAAGCCGCCGCTTTCAGAGCTACAAGAATCTTCACCACAACTATAATTAGTTACTAACGTTATCAGTTCAGTAAGTTTTGCTTCTTGAATAGGTATTTCTTGTCCACCGCTTGTAAAAGGATGGCAATAAACATCCATTAAGTTATAAATCTCATTCAACTGTTGTTCATTTACGCCACTTTTAATATTTGTTGTTTCGCATGAATTAGGATGTTGACAATAATCGCATTTTAAAATCTGCCCTTGAAATGGCTTGATATGATAATTGTAACAGTTTTTGCAATAATAAGTTGTAAGTACTTTATTAAGAGGAATATCTTTTTCTTTTAATAATCTATGAATATCCCAGCCTTCGTTCCAAAATGTATGCAATAATAATTTAGCGTTAACAGATGGATTTGCTTCATCAAACATTTTGAATCCATCAAGCAAATTAGGAACTGATTTTCTTAATTGATTTCTAAATACAAATCCAATAATGAAACTTTTTTCTAGATTAAAATGTTTTCTAAGTCTTGAACGAGCATCGTCTGGAAGTCTATAGAAATTATTAACATCTAGCGTTCCATGTACTGTTTTAACATGTGTATGACCTAATTTGTGTAAAGCTTTTTCTGCAAAACTTGCCCATACAAAATAATTTTTTATTTTAGACGCGGCATTTACAGCATCTGGCAAAATAGGTAAACTATCTAGTGTTGTATGTATAATACAATGAATCTTATTCCACCAAGGCTTTTCAAAAAATCCATTAAATCCCCAAATATCTTCTATGCCTAAATAAATATCAGGTTTTAATTCATAAATAGCTCGATCAATCATTTCACCGCCATAACCAGCAGTTGATTTTTTTCTTTCGTCGTTAGCTATTTCTTTTTGATGTTCAGGATCATCAGGCAAAGATCCATAGCTTTTCCAAGGAGTATACTGCAACTCATCAGAAGACCACGGATAACCATTACTGAATTCAATGATTTCGTATTTACCTGTGTTATACAAATATTTTAACAAATTTTTCTTATGCTTACCGAATCCGGTAAACATTTTGCAATGATTACTATGAATAAGAATTCTCTTTTTACGCATTAGAATTCAGAATCTTCAGTTTCAACTTTATTGGTCTTCGCTGGCGCTGAAGCTGGAGCTTGAGCTTTTGAAGCTTGATTCTTATAATCCCCCTTTGAAGCTATCTTTCGAGTATCGTCTAGCAATGAATAAAACTTATTAATGAAAGCTACTAAACGAACCATTTCTCCGGGCTCAAGTGGAACCTTAAATGTATCAGCTCCGTTTCTAATAAAAGATAAACCATAAGCTGTATAAGTCACAGCATATTCACCAGTACCCTTCTTCTTTTCGTATGGGCCAAACTTGATTTGGGTTTTATTTGACTCGCTTGAATGAAAAGCAGAATAATTAGCTTTCGTTTGAAAAGCGTTAATTATTTCACCAAGCTCAAATTCATTGAACTTGATAGCGATAGTCTTTGCGGGGTTATTCCTGCTCTCTGCAAAAGAACCTGTTTTCTTTTGTTCGTCCCAAGAATGTTGTGCAATACAATTTACGTAAAACTGAGGCTCTTGATCGTTCTTTTGGGAAATTTGAAAACTAATAGCGCAGCCGGTATTCTTCGAATTAGGCTTATAAATTTGTAGATTCATCGCAAGATGATAAGTCTTGCGAAGCAAAATTTCTACCAATTAATCAGCAATATAAAAGAAAATTGTACGAGCAGCGCCGCTGATGTTTGAATCAAATTTAACAGGCACAGAAGGCTGAAGAACTTGATTAGCACCGACTGAAACAACACCAGCACTACCGCTAATACTACCTAAAGCAGCAGTGACATATATACTTCTTTCGCTTGGGCAACTAATAGTAGTTCCTGTATTAAAAGTACAAAATGGGACGAAATTATTATTCATTATATTAAATATTACACTTATTGACTGGCTTTTAGAAGAGCTTCTAGCTTACCATTTGGAGTTGATATGCCACCAATAGCTGTAAAAATGGATAATCCATCTTTAACGCCTTTATAAATACCTTGATGAACTGTGCTATTAGTTTTTAATGTTCTGTTTAGTTGATTGAAAGCATTATCTAAATATTCTTGAGGGATACTATCTAAAGTTTTTTCATCACAAATTGCTACAGCAGCAGCGACACTGCCGGTAGCTAAATCTAGCTCACCACAAAGAACGTTACGCTTTAGATTTTCTCTGACGGCCTTAGAAATTTCAGCTTCATTTTTAAATTCAGTAATATTAGCTGCACCAAACACCATAATGCCTGAGTCTAAAACAGTACGAAAATCATTTGTATCAAATGTGCTATATTGACTATTCTTGGTTATGATATTATTAAATAGATGAAATAAAGCACAAATATTAGCATTAGCTACTTGCCAGAACTTGTTTACAGAGAGTTTTGGATATAAAGCATTAATCTTTTCATTGTCTAGAATAATTAATGGAGAAACGATTTTGTCTTCAACTAATTTACAAGCTTCTTTTAATGTAGCATAAGCATTTTCGCTTACCTTCTTGCCTTCAGATAATTTAGGCAGCGCCAATATCAATCCAACGTATGGAGATGTAGCTTTAACTGTTGTTTGATATTCTTTAAGAGTTTTAACTAATTCTGAACAAACGCCTGCTCCAGTGCCGCCACCAGCTCCAACGACAGCAAATACACGATCAATATCAGTTCCAACTGACTGTTTAATAAAATCAACTACATCTTCTTTATGATTAATAAATGCTTGTTTAGCAAACTCTCTATTTTTGCCAGCTCCTTGCTGCTCGCCAAACTTCAGCTTATTTTTAACGTTGATAGTTGCTAAATCTTGATCAGCAGTATTAATGACGCCAACTCTAGCATAACCAATTTGAGAAAAGGTTTCTGCTAGTTTACTTCCTCCTTGACCAGCTCCAATAAAACCAAACTTAAAACCTACAGCGTCTTTATCTTTTAATTCGACTTGTGCTGGTTCTACTGGATCTGGAATGTCAGGCATAGCAAAATCGAACGTATCGTTTTTGCCATCATTGTTTGCGTTGACATTGTAAAGAGGATTATATTCGCTCATATTATAGAAGATTTAAACTATCGCCCATTCTAACATCGTCCCAACTAGCTTCGCCTTTCATTCGCTCTCTAACTTTAAATTGGGAATAACAAACAGCTAATCTCTGTTTCTGATCTTTGAAATCTTTTAACATCATGTCATCACTGACACATCTGCTAACGAATTCTTGTTCAGTTTCTTTCTTACGAGGTTTAGGAAGTGGCATATATTTATGTTACACAAATATTATTATCTTTTACAGAAATTTTTATATTACAAATTTCTTTATTCTCTAATATCTTTTCTGCAATCAAAGTTTGAATTTCACGTTGAATAGTTTTAATTACTTGACGAGCACCAAAATTATCAAACTGAATTTTGTTAAATACATACATTATAACTTCTTCTGAATAATCAATATCAATATTTTTAGCACTCAGTTCTTTCTTGAACTGATTCATTTCTTTTTCGATAATAACTTTAATTTGAGATTCTTGTAATGGATTAAATATAACTATTTCATCTAACCTATTTAATAAATCAGGAGGAAAATATTTTTTTACTGAACTTAAAACATCAGTCTTTATAGAGTTTTTAGCAGTAACAAATCCAATAGAATTATTATTTACCGCTTGAGCGCCAACATTAGTGGTCATCACAATAATGCTATTAGAAAAATCAATTATCTTTCCAGAGGAGTCAGATAATTTGCCTTCTTCTAATATCTGTAATAACAAGAATAAAACTTCTTCATCTGCTTTTTGAATTTCATCAAATAAAATCAAAGAATATGGATTCTTTCTAACTTTTTCTGTTAGAACGCCGCCTTTATCATAACCAATATAACCTGGATTAGAACCAATTAGTTTATTTACAGCTGTTTTATCAGCATATTCTGACATGTCAATAAAGATGAAATTATTTTTATTGACGAAAAGATTAGTCGCAAGAAGCTTGGCCGTCATCGTTTTACCGATTCCAGTTGATCCTGCAAACAGCATTGAACAAATAGGCTTATTCTGATTCCGAAAACCAGCTTTAGCGCGTATCAAACATTTGTAAATTTGATCTATTTGTTCATTTTGACCTACAACATTGTCTTGAAGCTCTTTTTTGACTTGCTGAACTTTTTCAAAGTCTTGCTTTTTTAAATCACTAAAAGGGATATTAGTTTTATCAGATACAACCTGTAAAACATCATCCTCAGTAATCTTATATTTTTTACTCTTTAATTTATTTACTAATTTTTCAACAACTCCTTGGTATTTTGATAAGAGAGATTGAATATTTGGAGTAAATTGATTTTCACTTGCAATTTTATCTTTTTTAGCCGCCTTCATGATTTTACTTTCAATCTTAACCATTTCTGGCGTTTTAGTAAAATTCTTTAACTTAGCTTTAGATCCTACTTGATCAATAATATCTAAAGCTTTATCTGGAAATCTGCCTTCAATATATTTTTCAGCAGTATTGATAATAAATTTTAATATATCGTCTGTGAACTCAATAATATGATAAGTTTCATAATCTTTTTTGATATTTTTAATCAAATCGAAAGTCTGCTCTTTCGTCGGTTCTTCGATCTTGATCATTTGAAAACGCCGACTTAACGCAGGGTCATCAGCAATTGTTTTGCGATATTCATCGAAAGTAGTCGCGCCAATACAACTGATTTCTCCTCTAGCTAAATAAGGCTTTAATATATTAGCGACATCATGCCCATTTTCTGGATTTCCAGCGCCAATGATTGTATGAATTTCATCAATAAATAATATAATATAAGGATCGTTTACTATTTCTTTTAACAGATTCTTGATCTTTTCTTCAAACTCTCCTCTATATTTACAACCTGCAATCATCATTGGTATATCTAATGTATAAATCTGCTTCAATCCTAATAGATCAGAGCATTGATTATTTACAATAGCTTGAGCCAGTGATTCAACTAAAGCTGTTTTTCCAACACCAGCTTCACCAACAATCAAAGGATTGTTCTTTGTCTTTCTGCAAAGAACCTCAGATATTTTTTTAATTAATTCTTCATTAATATGAAGATTATTAATTTTACCAGAAATAACTTGTGCATTAAGACTAGAAGCATATGTGTTAAGCATTTTATATTTTCTAGCATCAAAAGATTCGGACATCTTTTGTTCTGGTTTTGAGATGTCTTCTTTAATAGACATCAAATCGTCTTCTTCTAATTTGCTTTCTATATAGTCTACGATATTTTCAAAATTAAAATCAATACTGGATAAAAATAATTGAAATAAATCATATTGAACCTCAAACATAGCTAAAAAGATATGTTCAAGTCCAATATATTTATGATCAAATTTAGCTGATATTTCTTTGGCGCAAGTAAAAATAGATTTAGCTGAATCAGATAAAGAAGGCTTATTACTCTTTTTATTTGTTACAGAATAGTTGTCATCTATGAACTTAGAGCATTTTTCTTTTATCTTAACTACATCTAATTCAAATTGCAGAAAAGCTTCTTCTATTTGATTATTGTTAAGATTTAGAAACGCATTAAATAAATGAAGATGCGTAATTCTAATATTTTTATGTGCTAAAGCTACTTTCAAAGCTTCTTTGATAAGCTTTTGCGCTCTTGGTGTAAGATTTAAATTTTTCATTCTACGTCGGATAGCTTCATATAGATTTTATCATCAAGTATTGCAATATTCTCTATCCATAACACATCATCACCTTTTCGTCCAGTAAAAACTACAATGTTTTCTTTTTCAGGAATCTTTAAGCCATCTTCTAAATACTCTGATAAACGAGCTTTTTTTCCACCGTCCATAAATAAACCCATCACGGTTCCAACTTCATCTTTCAAAGCAATTCTAAAGAATTGATTATTACTCTTTTTACTCTTTCCTTTATAAACATCATCTACAACTCCAACAATTTTAACTAAATCATTCTTTAAAGTAGATTGAAATTCTAGAGTATCAGTGAAAGTAGCTTCAGGTTGTTCAAAAACAGTTTTCAATTTGATAGATGGAGTATAACCAAGAAGTTTGTTTTCAAATACCCAATTAGCAAATTTTTCATGATTCTTATTTTGATCGTATATTTTCTTATACTCATCGTACTTTTTCTTGAAGGTCGCCTTTCTTTTATCTGACATGAATGGCTTGCCATCTTGATTTATATTCTTATTCTTAAAAGCACATTCACTAACGATTGTTAGAATATCATAATTATATTTATCTCCAATAGAATAAGCGTATTTCTTTTCTTTGTCTGTGAGTAGATTGAAGGTTTGAGCTTCGAGAACCAATCTTGATCTACGATGAGTATAAGAGCTTAATGTTCCAGCTTGAATCAAAGAAGACAATAAACCAATATTAATTCCAGCTTGTTTAGCTGTAATGAAAATATCAAATTTATTAGGAGTATTGGTTTCTCTAAACTGCTGAAGCGATTCAAGCGTCTTTTCTGAAACTCCTTTAATAGAATTTAATCCAAATCGAATATTCTTATCTTCAATATTAAAATCAATTGCAGACTTAGCTAAATCAGGAGAAAGCAATTCAATATCAAAAAACATTAACTCTTTTGATATTTTATTAATTTCTTTATGAGAATCAGGCTCAAACTTAGAAAGCTTCAACAAAGCTAGAAAAAATTCTTTTGGATGCTTGAACTTCAAGTAAGTAGTCCAAGCAGCAAGAATAGCATAACTAATTGAGTGAGATTTATTAAATGAATAGTTTGCAGAATCCTCTGCAACTTTCCACAATACATCACCAATAGCTGGATCTAGATTTTGTTCAGTAACCTTTTGCCGAATCTTACCTTGCCATGCTGGCATCTGATCCACTTTCTTTTTACCAACAATCCGACGCAACTGCTCTGATTCATCCAAGGTAAAACCTAAACGAACCGCCATCTTCATCAACTGCTCTTGATACAATGGAATACCACCAGTATAAGACAGTTCTTCTTTAAAGAAGTCATGAACGAGCTGGAACACTCCTGAAGCTGAATACGTTGCATATTGCTCTACGAAATCTAATGCACCCGGACGAGCGATCGCAACTACCGCACTTAATTGTTCAAGCGACTTTGGTCTAACTTTTTTACAGACTTTGAAGTTAGTGTCAGCTTCAATTTGGAATAAACCTTGAGGAGTTTTTAGATTTTGCAAGTTTTCATATATAAATGGATCTTCTGGATCAATACTTGTCATATCCATATTCAACATTTTGCATACTTCATTAACAACAGTTAAAGTTCTCAATCCAAGAACATCAAATTTTACCATTAGTTCAGCGACATAATTCATATCATATCCGCTAACTAAGTCTCCATCTGAAGTTTTTTGAACAGGACAAACTTCATCTATCTTATAATAAGAAATAGCAATGCCAGAAGGATGAACACCGGTATTCTTGTTTAATCCTTCAATCTTCTTGGCTATTTTAAATAGCTTCGGATTATCATCACACCACTTTTTAAACTTATCATTTTCTTTAGCAGCTTCTTCTAAGCCAAAAACGCGACCGAATTGTTTTGGAATTAGATCGCTAACTTCATTTACTTCTGTTTCAGAATAACCGCCAACAATTTTACCGCACTCTTTAATACAAAGTTTACTAGATAAAGTATTAAGAGTTAAGATTTTTGAAGTTTTACCAAAATGCTTATTTTCAATATATTTAATAACCTCACTTCTACGATCATAACTGATATCATTATCTACGTCTGGCAATAGCGAACCATCAAGATATGTAATATCGTTTTTGATAATCTTCTTTGCGCGAGACTTGCTTACAAATCGCTCAAAGAAAAGTCCATATCTAATTGGATCTACTTTAGTAACATCAACTAAAAACAAAACCAATGAACCCGCAGCACTGCCTCGACCGGGACCAGTTGGAATATTATTTTCGTGACAGAAATTAAGAATATCCCAATTCAGTAATACATAATCAACGAAGTCAAGTTCATGAAAAATCTGCAACTCCATCTCTAATCTGTCTACATACTCTTTCTTATTTAGATTCTTATTATCTAAACTGCGATAGCATAGAGTTTTTAGAAAAGTAAAATTATCTGAAGACGTTGGAATCTTCAGTAAATCATAATATTTACTATCGATTGATATTTGAGGCAATCTTACACCCGGCAACATTGCGTCGTCATAACTCTGAATATCTTGTAAAAAATTCATATTTCGATTTGCCAAAGCTGCTTCTGAAAGATTTTGAAGTTCATCTGAACGTCGTACATAGAATTATGCAACATGTTCTCATCAAAATCAATCTTATAATCTTTTAATTGAGCTTTTATGCTTGTTTTTAATCCCTTTTCTCGGAAATCATTTAATCTATACTGCCAACAAGTAAAGTCTAAATCCTTTTGTGGTTTAATGTTCTTTTTAATCGCTTTAGCGATGCAATTTGTATCGAGAATACGTTTAACATAAGAAAAATCAGGCGACTTACCTAGAAGTTTTCGGTATATATTATGTATGTATACATCAAAACCAAGAAGATTTTGCCCTACTATTAGGTAGTCGCTATCATAAATATAATCTTCAAAAGAAGAGAGTATATCTTTTGGATCGGCAGCTAATGAATGATAACGCCTTTCATCAAAATGAGTAACTTCTTTAGCTCCTTTTGATAATTTCAAATCAGGCCAGTAAATATAATTATCTACTTCTTTAATAATGTGATTACCTTTTGCAATAATATAACTTAATTGCCAAGGCTTATTGTCTGTATTGACTAAATTGAGATGGCAAGTTTCAAAATCAAAGCAAATATATTTTTGATCTTTATTGAATCGTAACATTAGGAAAAAAATTAATATTTAAAGTATAAACCAGTTCGTCGTTTTTCTTAATGTTTTTAACCGCAACAAAAGAAACCTGTTTGTTCTTATAATCAATTAAAGCTGTTGTGTTATAGTTTTGAGCATCAGGTTTGATGTATTCGCCAAAGCTAGTTAACGATACAGGAGTAAATAGATCATCAGTGCTGATACAAGGTTTATCTTGTATCTTGATTTCTGACTTAGGAAGATAAAAAGGATTCTTAGTTTCCTGATCAAACCAATTAGAAACAAATACAGTCGTTCCAGAACTAATATCTTCAGAAGCAACAAGTTGTTCTTTTTGATTGTTAATTTTAAGAGTGACCATAATTAATTTTATTTTTCCAAGATTGAAAACTAAACTGATCGCTACAAAAATGAGCGAGTTCAGGCTTTTCTAATGATCGATCTTTGCCATGACTTCTGTTACAAATAATCTTATAAGTCATGAAAGCGTCAACATCTTCATTGTTTTTGTAATAAATACTTTTAGCCGCTTGAGTTTCAAAATTATTATTTTTTGTAAACTCTAAAACCTTTTCCTGAAGAAGCATGTCTAACGCTAAACCATTATCTTCTAAAAAGAAAGTTGGCTTTGTAAATGAGAAATCAGGTATTGCATTTGCAAAAGATAAAGAATTAACATGTATAAATGAATCGTAAAAAGGAATAACGAGTTTTACATCATCGTCATTCCATAAGTCCTTGAGCGATTCATAATTCAAAAAACCGCTAAAATCACAAAAAGCTTTAGAATATATTTTATTTAGCAGTTTGCAACCTTCACTATTTTTTGCAAAGATAATAACTTTGTGCTGACTGTCCGAATCTTCAGGCAAAGAAGAATTACGCATTGAAAGCCTTAATCCAAATATTAATTTAAGCTTAAGCTCTTTTGATCTCTTGAAAGCTTCAAAGAAACCAATCAATGAATCCTCAACCAGAATAATCTCTTTTAAATCGTTTTCTAATGCAATTTTAAATATACTATCAGAACCTTCTGGTGAAGTTTTCTTTGGATCATCTAATGTCAGTATAGATTTACCAATAGAATAGCAACTCTTAAATAAGGCTAACATATACAAGTGAATATATGTTATCGATCAAAAATTGTCAAGATCAAATTCGTCTTTCTTATTAAATGCTGGACATCCTTGATAGTATTTTTTAACAATCTTTTCATCGTTTTTTAATTTATATTGTAGCAAATCTTCTTTTTGGAAAGCACTTTTTATAATTTTATTGTCAGAATTAATAATACTATAGTAATGAAAAGGAAACTTATATGTGCAATACCATTTAGGATTGCCATCTTTTTTTAATTCATTAGGTTTAGATGCAAAACCACACATTAATTTACCGCTAAAGCTGCCATCTTTTGGCATACCTTGGTTGTATGCAAGATTTGAAACAGCAGTTTTTTCAGTAAAGCCATCAGCATATTTTTGATAAGCTGTTAATTCATGCTCAAATCCAAGTAGTTCATATTTAGATTTAGGTATCATTTCCATAACACCATCAACATCTAAATCTTGTTTTAAAAACAAAAATTCCATCTTTATATTTTCAAGATGGGGATAAAGCTTTCGAATAGCCAGAGTATACATATAATCTTGTAAATTATCTGATACTTCTTTGCCTTCGTATTTTTTCTTATTCGTTTTAAAATCGCGTATTAAAACAACACTGTTATTGCCATAAATAAAAAGTTTATCTATAAAACCTTTTATCTTGTATTTTATATCGTTTTCATTTACTTCGATTTCAAAATCTTTTTCAGAAATGACTTCTGTAGGCTTACCAAACTTATTTCCAAAAAAATCATAAAGCAAACCTTTATATATCATTTCTTTGATATCGTCTACATGCTCGTCTTCATAAATATTTTTATTCTTAACATGCTTTAAAACAAGACGTTTGACAGCTTTTGATGCAAAGGGATTTTTCTTTTTTAGAATAAGATCATAATGCTTTTTATGTCTATCGATGCCAAGACATTCAAAAACTAAATGCACAATTTCTCCTTTTAAAGCTCCACTGTTTGTTTTATCTGGAAGCTTTAAAGGATACTTGCACCAATATAACCAAGAACAAGATTTAAGCGTCTTGATCTTGCTGGCGGATAGTGTTTCTTTCAACATTTAATTGTTCCAGATAATCTTCAAGTAACAAAATAATTTTCTTGTCAGATTTATTATTATACAATTCTTTAAGAATATATTCTACTTGGCTAATTTTATTTACTTTCTTGTTAATCCACTTATCGATACTAATATCTTTTTCGAGCATTTCGCCAAAATCTTTAACAACAGGAAGTCTAATCTCAACTTTATTTATATCAAAGTACTTAATAAGTTTTAAATATATTTTAATAGCGGCAAGAAGTCCGCGATTATCTGCTTTATCTTGATCGTTGTTTGTTGATATATATATCTTATTCAACGATAAAGACATCAAGTAAGATAATTGCTTTGAACTGATTTCAAGACCAAAAACAACAAGGTGATTATATAAGCCTTGTTGCGATAACGCCAAACTATCTCCAATACCTTCAATAAGTATTATTTCTTTCTTTTCTTCAATTGTTTTACTGAAAATATCAGAAGGTAAATTTATTGGATATATCCAATTAGCTTTTCGACCAAGATGTTTCCATTTAGGAAAAGCTGAATTTTCTTTCCATAACATGTGTCTGCCACTCAATCCAACAACTTTTTGATTTTCATCGAAAACAGGAAAAACAAATCTGCCATTCATTTTGCCTGACATTGCAAATCCTGATCGATATGTTTTTAATATATCATCAGATATTTTTTTATTGTTATAGAATTGATAATGAGGAAGTAAGGTTTTAACCTCATCATGACTGAAAAATTGATCAGCTTCCATTTTAGGAGTCTTAATTACATCTATAAAACAATGATTTTTATCTTCAATTACCTCAAAAAATTCTTTGAGCCTTATATCGTCTTGACAACTTAATTCAATAAGCTTTTTAAATGGTTGATAAGTTGTATTAGCTACAAAATCTTTCCAGATTCCAGTATCCTTCCAAATTTGTAAAGCAGTTCTATTATCTCCATTGCGATAAACAGCATTTGTTTGCCAATATTTACCGCGATCGTTTAAATTATAACCAAGTTCTAAAAGAATCTTTTCGATTCTTTCTGCGGGATTTTCAGTCAAGTTCTGGTACATCATCGCCTCCATCTTTAGCTACGGTTGCTGTTGCAGTCAAAGAATCAACAATATCACGCAAATCGCCTTTTTCGTTAACGCAGAAATTAGCAATTTCAAGATTTACGAAGTTCTTCTTTAATGTGTTATCTGCCATTTTTATTGGATTGATAGCGCCAGCAATATCTTTTCCTAGATGGCGAGCTTTTACATTAATTAGCTTATGAGTTCCAAATCCCGGCTCACTTTGCAGCTCATCAAATGTTTTATTTCTAAGAATAAACATGTGCGATGAAAACTGGGTGATTCGATCAGAAAGTGAAACAATGCTTTCATCGTCTGTAACATTTGACGCTTGTTTATTTGTAACAATACCAGCGCGATTAGACTGAACAGAAGTCATCATTGAGATACATGGACCTTTATCAGATTTAATATCTCTTTGAATAGTTCGTTTATATTTATCAACCATTTCACCAACCAACTGCCATTCAGTTTTGTTACTATTAGCTTCTGTTGTTGTTTTAATATAATCGAAGCTAAAAATCATCGGATTACCACGACCAATTTTAGAATAATAAAATCTTTTCAATACACTTATTTGCGCATCAACAGTCATGCCACCAACATTGTAATAATATAAATGTTTATATCTGTTCTTAAGAGTTTTCCAGACAGATCGAACATTTTCTACTACTTCAGTTCCAGCTTTTCTCCAGTTTCCACTTTCAAGCAAATACATTGGAACCTTAGACATTGCGGCGCACTGTCTAAAAATTAATTCTTCCTTGCTCATCTCTCCATTATCAAAATGAAGAACAGGTACAGAATATTGTTCAGAAACCTTAGTAGTAAAATCCAAACAGAATTGAGTTTTACCAACACCAGAACGAGCAACTATGACAGTTATGTTTCCGGGTCTCAATAAAGATCCATACATATCCTGAAGCTTAGGATGTGGACCAGCAAAACCAAACTCTGTAACAGGATTGTTTCCTCGTTCTTCAACCAACTGTTCCATCTCATCGAAAATATTTTCTGGCTGATCTGTACCAGTTTCGTAGAGATTAATTTGTTGATTGTATAATTTATCAGCTTCTTCAATGATCGAGCTATAATCAGCAGAAGTTGATATAGCTCGCATCTTCTTATTTATTTCAGCACCGCATAAAGCTATTTCACGACGAATAGTATATTTCTTTAATTCTTTAGCTACTGAAATAATAGAATCAGCAGAAAGCTTTTTAAGCGATAGAGACTCAATATAGTCAGAAGGATTTATATTATCCTCGAAACTAATACCATAGTTTTTAACACGTTGAGAAATTACAACTTCATCTATTTTTTCTCCATTCTCAATCGCTTGACGTAAAACTAAAAATATAGTTCTATTGATTTTAGAACTTTCACTCCAAAAATCTTTTTCTGTTATAAATGAAGCTATCTCACTGTATCTATCTGGATATTTAATCAAACCAGCTAACAACTGCGTCTCTAAATCGTAAGAGTATATCATTTTGAAGCAGTATAGCCTCAATCTCCAGACATGTCAATAGATTCTTCGGCGTTATCAATTTCGTTTAAATATTTTTCTATAGCCTTAATTAAACCCATTTCTACAAGAGGACTCGCAACTTTTGTATAAATCATAGGACAACCGTCTTGTGACACGTATGCAACAATAAACCCTTTAGAAGATTCATCAGATCCAGTGAACTCATATAATTTATTAAAATAATTATCTGGAATTTTGAAGTTTTTAAAATCTTCACCTGACGGTTGTTTTTTCATTTATATTATAATATTACACCCTGAGACTCAAATAGATATGTATTTATTATATCGTTTTCGTAAATAGTTACAAGTTTTATATTATTTAGTTCACAAAACTTCTCTTTAGCTTGATCTCTCTTCAATTGGTGCAAATAATTAATACGATCTTGATGAAAGAACTCAACATATTGTGTATGTTGTCTTCCTTGTACTTCTATTGCAATTTTTTTATTAGCGTTGTAAAAATCTAACGTTAAACGTGTACCAACAATTGGAAACTCTTCAAAAACAATATTTCCAAACCAGTATTTTTTAACAAACTTTTTAACACTGGTTTGGAACTTACTTCTGCTATCTATATCCCAATCTATGATATATTGTTTAAGATTTTTACATCGTTTCTTTTTATTGGTCAGTGTCAGAAATTCCATCGCCAAAGCTTAGTAGATTTTCACTGATATATTTAAACAAAAACTTCTTTAAAGCTTCATTATCATTCATGAGGTTTTCAAATTTTGCAGACCCTTGAATCTTTTCAGGAAAATCTGTAAAACCTGCATCCTTAAGAATATTTAAAAAGTCTTCTTCAAAATTGATCCAAGCTCCTTTTTGTTCAGCAAAATTCCACATTAATAGAAAATCAAATATCTCCTTCTCTATCCAATTTGATGTTCCATTTTTGCGACCGTATCTAATTGGATATTTAATAACAGAATTTGTCTTTTCGTTAGTTGACTTTTTAACTGTTATTTTTACAACATGACCGATATAAGGATTCTTATATTCATCATAGTTAGCTTTTTCATCTTGTAGAATCAGATCGCCTTTAAAACGAGGTTCGAATTCAATAATCCAATTTGCAAAATGCAATAATGCATTACCGCCAGTTGCGCTGGTTTGACGAATTGGGGCTTTGCTATATGGATCTAGCTTAATATCTGCACGAACCTGTGAAATAAATATGCACATGTGCCCACGCTTTTGAAGCGAAATAGACATGCGCTTCATTAAGTCAGCAGCAATAACAGCTCCACCAGCAACCTTTTGAGATTCTTCAAAAGTCTTATCTAAATCACCTTTTCTGATAAGACCATCTACAGAATCTAGCAAAAAGAAATACCTATTCTTTTCATCATTTTTCCCAACTAGAAGTCTGAGCGCATCAAATACAGTTTCATAAATATTAGATTCAAATACAAAACATGTACCTTTTACCCATTCATCTTCTGAGAAAACAAACTTAACACCTGATCTTTCAATCATTTCCTTGCTCAATCGTCCTTCAGCTTTAATATAAAAGCCTTTACCATCTTTTTGAGTATCTAGAAAATTCTTCATGAATTGCAAAGCGCAACTAGTTTTACCGCCTTCATTCATACCTACAAAACGATGCAAACCAGTGCCTAAGCCCCCACCTAGTTTGTAATCAAAAATTAAACTACCGCTAGATACGCGATAATCTATTGTCTCTTCAAAATTATAATGCGATTCTTTATTCTGCTTAAGAAAGCTTTTGAGCTGTTCTTGAGAAGTTAAAATGCTTGCTGCTTCAGTTGATTCGTCTTTTGATTTTCTACTCATTTTAAAAATTGCTTAATTGTTTTTGGTTTGCTTTCTATATTATAATCATCACCCGTTTTATCGCCTATATTTATTTCTGGATTCTTAAATTCAGGTTGAAAAAGGAACCATTTATATTTATCTGTTATTTCATACTTTCTTTCGGCTAGAAATAAAGTTAAACAATTTACTTTATCAAATTCATGAGTTTCCCAGAATTTCATATCGGGAAAATCTTTAAGTAATTTATTTAATAAAGAATATTGTTTCTGCCAAAATTTTGGATTCTTTTTATTAGGCGCAAACAACAGTTTTTGTAATAACTGTCTTTTATTCATGCCAGAACAATAACAGAGAACAGTAAAGATGTCAAGATACAAAAAAACCGCTGGTTTCCCAGCGGTTATATATTAACTGTTAGAATTAAACTTTTGGATTAAATGTGGGGCTCTGTAACTGAGGATTTTTAGGAGCAGCAGCTTCTTGTTCTTTTTGTAGCTTCTCGTCTATTTTAAGACCTTCTTCAGCAGCTTTCGGAGTAATATTACCGCTTGGTGGAGCAGGTTCTTGAACGAAAACTGCGGTTGGTTCGGCTTGCATTTCTTGCATGTCTTCTTTTTCGCCATTTTCGCCTTCATCACCAGATTCATTTTCATTCTCTTCTTCATCTTTAACTTCGATTTCAACTGTTGAACTTAAACTCATTAATTGTTTTTTTCCTTCTTCTGAAAGAGTTCCAGCTTTTTCGTAGCGCTTTAAAATTCCTTTTTTTAGATTTGTTGGTAAACCCATTTGTTTTTCAGTAAGTTCACCAGCACCTTCCATAAGCATTTGACGGTTTTTCATATATGACATGCCGCACATGTATTTAGCGTCGCTTGTTGACATGCCAGCAGTATTAACAAACATGGCATCATTCATCATGCATTCGCTCATATATGCACTATGAATTTCATTTTCATCTGTTTCTAAAACATTTGAAAGTGAAACTTCTGCGATAAATTGTTTATTGTTAAATTTTAAATTTGCTTTCATTTATTTTGTACCTTCTAATAAATTTAATTGATCGATGGTTTTTGTTAAAATATCACCTTCTTTAAAATTAGATCCGTTGTTAGTAACTTCGTATGCAATTACTTGACCCATGTCGTTATCTAAGTTTTTAATTTGTTTGATGATGCCTTCACTGCCAAAATGTTTGCAACTGGCATTTGTATTTAAAACACGCATACCTTCTTGCATATTTTTGTTTTCATGTGGGCCGCCTTCTTGAGAATATATAATATAGTTATGTACAGCAAATAAATAATCTTCCATTAATGTGATTTTGCTTTGTACCCAAGGTTCTAATTTAGAAGCATATGATGGATTCGCTCTGAGTTTTTCGAGTAAATCTTTTGAATAGTCTGAAATATAAGCCAATTGACCTAAAGCCATTTCATAACTTTCTTCAATCAATTCAGAATTATTTTCTTCTATTTCTTCTGTTATTTCAGGAGCTTGAGCCAAAGATGGCATCAACTTCAATAAATCTTCTTGATCCCAATAAGTAACACCATCCCATTGATGAACAACATCATCGATAGAACCTTTAGTTGTATAATCTGTTACTGATTTTTTACTCTCCCACATCTTACAGCTCCAGTACTTAGCTTTCCAGCGAGGACCGGGTTTAGTATCGCATTGATGACGAGCGCGAAAACTTTTACGACGAGAAGGATCGTCGCGCTTAATTTCCATATTAGGATCACCAAAATTAACTTTTACAATATTGCCTTTTTCATTTTTAACATATACAGAAAACTTTTTAGGCCCTTTCGGAGTACGAAAAGGCTTGTTTAATGTTTTCTTTTCTTTTGCAGCTTTGATTTCGCCGCTAAAATTAACAGATATATTCATTATTTACTTTAAAGTTAATAGATACTTGGTTTTATTTACATCAGCTAACATTTCATCTCTAATATTTAACAAGTCAGTATCTTTCTTAGCGTCTAACATTGTTGGCACATCGTTTACCAAATATGTTTCCATCTCATTCATGAGAGACATTGGACCTAAATTTTTATAATTTTCAAGAATTAAATTAAATGTTGATGGGCTTATAATTCTACCATATTTACCCATAAACACTTCAACAAATTGATCGATATGTCCAGAAAGGCCGTCATATAAATCGCCTAATGATTTATGTTCAGAGTATGACGTTGTTTGCCAATGCAAAATTTTAACTTGATTTTGATATGTTAGAAGTTTAGTTACTATATTCATTTATTCCTCTACTTCTATATAATTTAAATTTAATTCATCATCATTTACACCAAATTCTTTTAAATCAGAAAAAGCTGCCGCAAAATCTTCTTCATCAAAATCATCAAAATGATAAATATCTACAACTTTATCATTCATGATTACTTCTTTTTGGGGCCTGTTGTACTATTAGGGCCAGTTGCAGGACCTGTTGTTGTACTAGGTTTTTTTGTGGTTTTAGGTTTAACTGGTCCGGTTGTTGGTCCTGATCCGGGGCCAGATACTGCTGTTGTTGTGTATTTCATAAATTATTAACTGTTTGCGATATCTTGATCTGCGCGACGATAAGCATCTTTTACTTTACCGCCACCTTGCATTCTTAAAAACGTATTTACCCTTGCCATAGCCCATTGTGCTCTAGATTTTCCGGGGCGATGACTAGAACTAAATGCTCCTAGTCCTCTTCTGTAAACTTTTTTTAACTGTGATAATGTTACTTTTTTAGAGTGTTTAGCGTTATGATTTTTTACTTTTTCTTTTAATGCATTAGTTACTTTTTCACTAAATGTAATTTCAGCTTTGCTAATTAATTGTTTTTCGTCTTTTCTTTGAAGAGCTTCTTTCGCTCTTTCTTTAGCATCAGGCGTTGTTCCAGCAGAACCAGGCTCATTTATTTTAGAACCTTTTTTCTTTTCTTCTGGTTTTGCTGGAGTTTGAGCGGAGCTTTTAGGCCCTTGTCTTTTTTTAGCAATCAAGTTAGATAAATCTACTACTATATCCATATAAAGATTTATACACTATAATAGCAACACCTAGAAAAAATTAAAGCCGCCTTTCGGCGGCTCTTTGATTATCTAATTGGACATATTCCAGCTGCGCATTCTGCCATATCTAACATTTCGTTAGAATTGATAGATAAAGCGCTTAATGGCTTAACTTTAGCTTTAGCAGTTAAATACGACTTTTCGTCAATTTCTTGATATGGAGCTTGCTTGAAGCCGTGGTTCTTAAACAGCAAGAAGCTAACGCTCTTTATATTCTTTTCGTAATTATCTTTTAGCCAGTTTTGTAGAGCGGTGAGTTCTTCTTCCTTGTAATATGCAGTAACTGATACAGCGTTATCAGACCAAACAGTTTGAAGCTTCTTAACCATATCAAGTTGCTTAATCACATCCATATCTTTTGCAAGAATTGATCCTGCTGGAGTTTCACATGGAAAATAAACAACAACGGTATCATGATTTTCTGTACCGTCAAAATTGATTAGATATTCAACATGATATCCCATGTCTTTGCAGATTTGAACAAGAGCATCAGAGCTAGACATGCGAACAGTGCGCATATAATACTGGCTATATGCAGGATGAACACCGGGAGTAGCTCCACCAAGCAAACTCAAAGTCCCGCTGGGCTTAACTGTGGTAAGCTTGATGCTTTCGGGCCATCCTCTTTCCTTGCTCCATTGCTTATCAAACTTACGCAAAGCAACATAACAATCATCAAGCCAATCGAGCTTATCAAGAGACTGGCAAACACCAGTAACGCCAAGACCGAGACGCATGTTTTTGTGAACGATACGATTTGTTTCTTCATGAATAAACGGAAGTGCAGCGATAGCTTTTTGTGTCTTGTAAAGCAGTTTTGCGCAGTCAATTAATTCTTCTTTTGATTGAATATTATTTAAATACAATTCACAAAGATTGCAGCATTCATAATTAGAAAGACTAATTTCAGCGCATGGATTAGTCATTTCGCAGTTATCTACATCTGTTGGATATAGTTTTGATTCACTAATAGGCCCATCAACAATACGACCATACTTTTGGGAAAGAGGAAGATTAAACAAACCATAAGGCTCGCCATTGGCGTATCCTGTTTGCTTATTTATTTCATACCCATTCTTCCACACCTCTTCCATGATGTGATCAAAATTATCGGCATAGATAGTATTGTTGCTCATAGCTCGCCAATTTGGAACGTTACCAGAACTCCAGTTTTTAGCGCGGAGATATAGAATATCATCAGGATCTCCGAGAGCGATTTCTGCTGAACGTCTTACATTACCAGCAACCACAACACTTCCAATAATATTGCAAATATCAAGTACATCAATAGAACGAAGTTTTTTACCTTCTCTACTCTGGAAAATCTTTGTGATCTTTTCAATTCCATCAATAAGAATTTGTGGTCCACTTGCTTTTCCACCAAATCCTCTGATGAGTTCTCCATAACCGCGAATTAAAATAGTAGAATATGTAAAAGACTTTCCATTTACATAAAAAGCATCAAGAACATTAGCTAGCAACTTAACCCAACCTTCTCGCGAATCAGGAACAATAAAATCTGCATCTTTAGTGGCTTCATGAGAAACAACAACCCCCTTCTTAATCTTGGGAAGCTCATGAACGTCTTCGCGACGAATACTATAACCTACACCACCACCAAGCATTAGATTTTCAAAAAGGAAAAGAAACGCTTTTGGCTCACGCATTGCTGTTGCCCAGCAATTGAGAAGAGAATTAGCTCCAAATCGATCAACAGTTGAAGTTCCAAGCTGCCAAAGCATTCTACCCGCAAAATTGCACTTTAGATTAAAAACATAATCATAAATTCTTTCAGCTTCTTCTTGAGAATATTGAGCACCGATTTTTTGAGCACCATTAATACAGCGAGCGACTGTTTCCCACCACTCTTCAGTATTGCCGTCGTCTTTTAATCGAGCATAGGTTCTCTTATATACTATATAACCGAGACCATTAAACCCCCAGTTGGGCTGCTTGTTTTTGTATTTGGAAAGAAAGGATTCAGAAAGAATATTTAAGTCGCTCATGATAAAAACAATTATACACTAATTTTAAAAATTATCTATGTCAAAGCGTACCATTTTTTCGACTAGTTTGTCAAATGAAATTTTTGGTTCCCAATCTAATTCTTTTCTAGCTATTTTTGAATCTCCCAATAATAATTCAACTTCAGCGGGTCTATAAAATTTTGGATTTATTTTTACTAAACAAGATGATTCGACTTGTTTATCTTCTATGTACCTATTATTAATATAATATTTTTCATCAACTCCATTGCCATGCCAGTAACCCTCAATGTGAGCATGATCAAAAGCTTTTTCAACAAACTCTCGTATTGAATGGGTTTCGTCGCTAGCTAATATATAATCTTTAGGTGATTCTTGATTTAGCATTTTCCAAACACCATCAACAAAATCTTCACTGTCACTCCAATCTCTTCTGGCATCTAAATTACCTAATTCAATAGGTTGAAAAATTTGTGAATTTTTAATTGCGTGATAAATTCTAGCAACTCCCTTGGTAATTTTTCTGGTAACAAATTCTTCTCCTCGTTTTGTGCCTTCATGATTAAATAAAATACCATGTACAGCATATAAATTATATGACTCTCTGTATACTTTTACTATATGCCTTGCTGAAGCTTTGCTTGCTCCATATGGACTTCTAGGCTTCAAAGGATGCTTCATATCTTGAGGGCTATATTCTACATTTCCCCACTCTTCGCTAGATCCAGCAGAATAAAATCTACAAGAAGGTTTAAGATTTTTAATGGCTTCTAAGCACCTTAATACTCCTAAACTATTTATATCAAACATTTGTTCTGGCATTTGCCAGCTGCAGCCAACAAAACTATTAGCAGCAAAATTAATAAAATAATCAGGATCTACTTTTCTTATAATATTATTAATGCTTTGCGAATCAGATAAATCACCGTATTCAAACTGAAATCGCGGTTCATTTTTAAATGCTTGACAGTTAGATAAATTAATATTGGAAGACCTGCGTATCATTCCAAAAATTTTATGGTTAGTGTTTTTCAAAAGATACTCAACCATATTTGCGCCATCTTGTCCAGTAACACCTGTAATTAAAATATTTTTGCTCATTTTAAAGATTATTGATGAAATTAATTAATATATCTAGCTGTTTAAATGATACTTTTGAATTTAAACCTACATAGAAACCGTTTTGATGAATATATTCGCTATTTGGAAAATTATAATAATCATCATATTTTTTTAAACATGTTTGCCTTAATAAGTTGCCGGATATGATAGGTCTAGATTCAATATTGTTTTGATAACAAAATTGTTCTGTTTTTTCTTTTTTAATTTTATCATTAAAAATCAAAGGTATGCAAAATAAAGAATTTTCATTTTTGTCATTATTTTTATATTTTAAAATAGAATCATTAACTTTATTGCAAAAATAATTATATAGTGTTTGCCTATCATTTATATATTTATCAACTCTATTAAGATCTAAAAGTCCTATTAAAGCATGTATATTTGAATTTCTAAAATTATTACCTTGTAAATAAAAATCAAATCTACTGTCAACATCGTTGTTTTTTATTTGAGAATTGTTTTTGATGCTTCGTGTCATTCCATGATTTCGATACATTAAAAATAAATCTCTTTCCTTTTCGTCATTCGTAAATATAAATCCGCCTTCAACACTTTGTAGTTGATGGCCGAAATATGTGCTTGTTGTGGATGTAAAATAACTACTGATATTTTTATTATTAAATTTACCGAAAGTGTTTTCGCAATTATCCATCATTATGTTGATGTTATATTTATTTTTAATTTCAATCAGTTTATCGATATTAGGAACGATACCTAATAAACTGGTCACAAAAATACATGAAACTTCTTCGTGGTTTTTATCTAAAAAAGATTCTAGTTTGTTTAGGTCGATAGCTAAATCATCAAGCGTAATATCAATAAATTTTGGCTTGAATCCTTCTCTTATAAAAGGAGAAACAGAAGTGATCCATGTTGTTGAAGGAAAAACGATTGTGTTTCTTTTATCTGTATAGAAATTATCTTTTAGGTAATAAGCTAAAATTGTATTCGCAGTTGATCCGCTTGAAACAAAAATAGAGTACTTACTGTTTGTAAAGTCAGATATTTTTTCTTCAAAACGAGCAACTTTATCTGTCATTGTCCAAAAATTTTTACTATTGAGAAAAAACGCAGATATTTTAAGTCTGTCTATTAAAGTGAAATTTGAATCGTTAAGCTTCCAGCTTTTCATTCTTTATGATATTATAAGTTTTTTGTATTCCTTCAAATAAAGAAGTGAATTTAAATTCTGGAAACTTTTGTAAAAACAATTTTGACGAAGCATCTTTTCTGAATTGACCATCTGGTTTATTTTTATTCCATTTGATTTCAAAATGGCTAGCTTCACATGCTAAAAGTGCAATTTCTGCTATTTCTTTAATGCTTTTGTTTTCATCAGTGCAAATATTAAAGTTAAAAGCTTCATTAAGTTCAAGCGTTTGAACAATCGCTTTTGCAAGATCTTCAGCGTACATAAACTGTCTTAATGGAGAACCAGTTCCAAATAACTCTATTGCATTTTGATTTTCTCGTTTTGCTTTAAGTATTTTATATATCAAGCTAGATAAAAAATGAGCTTTGTCACCGTTAAAATGATCATTCTCTGAATATAGATTGCAAGGAATCAATGAGGAATATTTTGTTCTGTATTGTTTATTATATGCATCTATTTGTACTGCGAGACATCTTTTAGCATATCCATAAGCAAAATTAGTTGGCGTTGGTGGTCCTGAATGTAATAATTTTTCTTCTATTGGGTATTGATTATTTTCTAGTTTATCGGGGTAAATGCATGTGCTTAAGATTCCAATAAATTTATTAATACCATTTGCATAACTAGCTTTTAATGTATTTGTGTTTATTAATATGTTTTGCTCAAAAAAATCAACGGGTTTATTTATATTATCCATAATTCCGCCAACTTTTGCAGCAAGATGAATAACAGTATTTGGTTTTATCTTTTTAATTATATTATAAGTTTCATTGTAATTTGTTAAATCGCAATCTTTACTAGTTAAATAAACAGCTTTTGGAAATATTTTTTGCAAATGTTTTCCAACCATGCTAGAACCGCCAGTTACTAAAATGCTCATATTGTAAATTTTTGTCGAAAAAAGTCTCCGCAATCACATTGATCAGAAAAGAAATTTTTTGTTTCTAAATTAAAACCGTTATTTATCCAATCGTTTATTTTATTTTCAAACTCTGTGCCATTATAATGCCCAAACGCATCACAATAATGCCATACTTTTATTTGTTTTGATTTAGATATGTTTTCATGTACTCCTGTGTATAATTTATTATTTATAATTTGAAATTTAGAAGTGTATTTAAACCAAGGAGATGTGTTGGGTTCAGCGCATAAATTGCCTTTTGCTCTAGCGTTATAAACAATATTAGAATTTTTAAAATCACCATCTACTATTAAATTTGTATATTTGTTTTGAATATTACAAATATAATTTAACGCTGCCTGTTCTCCGTATTCTGTTAGCATCCATTTATGACAGTTCAATACTTCTTCAAGAGCGTTTATATTATTAAAACAAACTACGTCAGCATTAACATGTTGATCGCTTGAAAAAGAAAATTTAAAATGACAAATTGGTGCAGCAACTATTTCAAGAGGATATGGATAATCAAGTGAAGTTAATATATCAAAATTATAATTATCGATGAATTCATTAAGTCTGTCGCAAATAATAACGTCAGAACCTAATATGATGATTTTTTGTATATTACATTTTTTTGCTACTTCATAAGCAAATAAATATTTACAGTATGGAAAACCTTTTAAATGAGATAATTCAGTGTTTTTTGAAGTGTACGCAAATATTGGAATATCTGGATGGTATTTTTTAAAACTTTTAATAGCGCACTCTTGTAGTTTATCGTATTTTTTATTATCTGAATATATAAAACATGCTGTTTTCATATAATTTTATTTATTGTATTTTGTATTCCTGTTTCAAGACCGTTAAAATAAATGGGAGTATTAAAAAGTTTTTTACTGTCTCCATTATAGTTTAAACAATTTTGATTTAGAATGATTATTTCACTTTTTGAATTATTTTTATCAATTATCTTTTGAGCGATTTCTGAAAGTTTATATTTTACTGGATAACTTAAATTAATATCTTGATCGGATAAATCAAAAAATAATGCATGTTCTATAACATTTATTAAATCTTTTAAGTAAAAGAAATCCATTTTTTTATCTTCATTAATTATAATATTTTGATTTAATTTGCTTTTGATTATTGAACTTTTTATAAATCTTGTATTAAGTTCGTTTTCATCAAAGCAGCCAAATATTCTAAGGTTATAAAATTTTTTAACGCTGATGACTTTTTGAGAAATTATGTTTTTTGATAAACCATAATAATCTTTAGGAACGCAATTGAAAATTTCTTCTTCTTTTTTTAAATTTATATCGGTTTCCCTATCAAATTCAGCACCTGAAGCCAAATTGATAAATTTATTAATTAATTTTCTGCAATAATATAAATTTTCAAAAATTAAAATATTATTATAAAATACACTAGAGTCGTCTTTTTTTAATCTACTTCCGCCTTCGATGGCGCAGTGAATAATAGAATCAATTTTATTTTTTTTAATAAAATCTTTAATGTTCTCTTTATTAAATAAATCAATTGTTTGCCTAGATCCTTCGAAATAATTAATTCTTTTATTTTTTGAATTAATGATAGATTGCCCTATATAACCTTTAGAACCTGTAACTAAAACATTCATTTTATTATTTTGAATCTATCCATTGTATGTTTTCTAAACAACCGGGAATAAATTTTCCATCTGAATTTAATTTTGCAACTACTTTTGGTTCATGATATTCTTCTGGATCTGTAAAAACCTCGCAAACACAGGGTCCAGTCTGTTTTAAAAATTTTGAAAGAACTGATTCTATTTCAGAATTATTTTTAATAGAGTAATATGGCAATTCATATGCTGAAATGATTTTTTTAAATTTTGGAAAAGATACGCCACTATTTTTTTCTGAAGCTACAAATTTACTATTAAAGAAAGATTTTTGTGTTGTTTTAATAGATAAATATCCATCGTTATTAATTAAAATTAATTTTATAGGCAAATTGTAATGCTTCATTGTTTGAAGCTCATGTATGTTTAAATGCAAACTTCCATCCCCTTCTAAACAAACAATATTATTATTAATCGAGGCACCAATTGCTGCAGGAAGACCGTATCCCATTGGAGCGCAGCCGGTATTTGTGATTAATCTTTGATTACCTTTTAAATTTAGAACCTGCATAGTAACAACATTTGCAGATCCGTCGCTTGTAATTATATGATGATCATAGGGTAGCAGCTGAGAAAGTTTTTCTATTAAAAAATAATTACTGACAAAATCTTTTTTTTCTCTGTGTCTATTTAATACTTTCGGATTTTCATTTAATTTATTGCATTCATTAATCCAAGACTGAGAAGTTAAATTTATTTTTTTATTTAAAAGGTTATTAATAAATTTTTTAGCGTCTGAAACTATTTTTTGATCAGGAAATAGAGTTGGTTTATTAAGTTCTTCCTTGTCGATATCAATATATATTCTATAAGCGTTTTTAGCAAAAGAACTAAAATTATATCCTGTTTGTCTAACGTAAAGTCTACTTCCAATTGATAAAACAAAGTCACACTCATTTAATAATTTATTAGCACAAATTTGAGCATGAGTTCCGAATCTTCCATAATAATAAGGATAATCAGAATTAACAATATCGTTTCCGTTTACAGCAGATATAACTGGAATTTTTGTTTTTGAAAGAAGCTGTTTTAATTCTAATACTGCTCCAGAAAGCCTAACTCCATTTCCAACAATTAAAAGAGGTTTCTTTGATTTATTCCATTTTTCTATTACATTATCTATTTCAAATTCAAAAGGTTGCGGATTATCAATTTTTTCATCAAATGATTTCAAATCATCTATATTAATATCAGCAGATTGAATATTTAAAGGTATGTCTAACCAAACTGGTCCGGGTCTTCCTGTTGTTGCGATTTTGCAAGCTTTTTGTAAATAATATTTAATATCTTTAGAATCATTTACTTGAACAGCTAATTTGGTCATATTTTCAACAGTTTTAACAATATTAAATTCTTGATCTCCTAGTTGTCTTAAATTGGATCTGGTGAAATTAGTTGTTAATTCTTTATTGACTTGTCCGCTTATAAATAAAACAGGAATAGAATCCAACCAGCTGCAAAGAGTGCCTGTTATAGCATTTGTTCCACCGGGGCCACTTGTAACTACACAAACACCTAATTTATTATTAATTCTAGCATATCCTTCAGCGGCTATAGCGGCTGCTTGTTCATGATGAGTTGCTATGTATTTTATATTTTCGGTTTTTCCAAGAGAGTCTATTAAAAAAATGCAACCTCCGCCAGATACGGTGAAAAAAGTATCGATTTTATATTCGTCACGAAGAAATTGAATTATATAATCTGATACCCTCATATATTTTATTTACTGCTGTTTTTAAATTTTCTAGTTCGATTATTTTATATAAAACAGGTTTATCTATATCAATTAATACCATGTTAATGCAATCCGTATTCTTTTTATCTGCTTTAATTATAGGCAATAAAACATCAAAATCAAACCAAATTTTTTCAATTTCGAAATTAACGCTTTCTTTTATTAATCTATTTCCTGTTTTTATAATATCTTCATAGTCAAGTACATTATTAAATACTTTTTTGCTTATTTCAATGGCTATCATACATCCAATAATCACTGCAATTCCATGAGGCATTTTATAATTAGAAGTCGATTCCAATGCGTGTGCAAAAGTGTGACCGAAATTTAAAAATTTTCTCTCTTTTTTATCAAATTCATCTTTTTCTAAAACGCTGTTTTTATATTTTAGCCCTTCAAAGATATTTTTTTCTAGTATTTCAAGTTTTGATATATCAGATGGAAACTGTTTTATTTTACTCTGTAGAATATAAAATTTAAAAATTTCTCCTGCTCCGCTAAATAAATCCATTTTGTTAAGAGTTTTTAAGAATTTAGTATAAATTATTATTTTACAAGGAGGATAGAAAGTTCCTAATATATTTTTTTTATTATTAAAATTTATAGAGGTTTTACCGCCAATGCAACTATCGGTTTGTGCTAAAAGCGTTGTTGGTATTAATATATAATCTAAACCTCTATTATATATAGAAGCGCAAAATCCTATTAGATCTTGCAAAATGCCGCCTCCTATAACAAGTATAATACTTTTAGAATTAAGATTTAAATCAGAAAATTTCTTCAATATTTTAGCAGAACTTTCTAAAGTTTTTATTTGTTCGTTACTTTCAAGTTCAATAGTTTTTTCAACACAAATGCTAGTAAAAAACAAATTTTTTACTGTTTTATCTATGACAGTTATGACATTTTCTTGATTTATTAATTTATTTATTTCATCTATGTTATCAATAAACAAAATAGAATAATTTTGAATTTTAGATTTAACATCTATTGTGCTGAACATGAATAGCCTCCATCTATTATTATCTCTTGACCAGAAATATAAGAATTCTGTACAGATAAATGATATACTAATTTAGCGACTTCTTCAGGCAAGCCAAGACGTTGACATGGAATTTTATTTTTTAAAACTTTTATTTGCTCTGGAGTATTATTTTGTTTTGTCAAATCTGTTTCAATGAATCCTGGAGATATAGTATTGGCTAAAATATTGTATTTAGCATATTCAACAGTGATAAATTTAGATAAGCAATGTAAAGAATTTTTGCTTGCAGAATAACAAAATCGACCCTCTTTTGCTATGTTGGTCCATATTGTTCCAATGTTAATTATTCTTCCATATTTATTTTTCACCATATGTGGAAGACATTGTTTTGTTATTTCAAAAGCTGAAATAAAATTTACTTTAAATACGTGTTCTATATTTTCGAAGCTATTTTCTATTGTTGTTATTGGATTAATTCCAGCGCAGTTTATAACAATATCGAAATCACAATCTTTTAATTTGATTGATTTAGATAAATCTAATTCTTGTCTGGAAGGAGCAAAAACATAATGTTTGTTTTGTTTAAAAATTTTAACTATTTCTTTTCCTATTCCTCTTGAACCTCCTGTAATTAATATTTTATTCATGACGAAAGTGAAGAAGAAGTTTTTATTGAATTATTTAGTCGAGATTTAATCATTTCTATTCTTTTGTCATCCTGATTAGCGAAAGAAAGATAATAGTTTTTTTTATTCACTAACCACTCGTATTCAAACTCTTGAGCTTTTGCTAAAGCTTTTGGTAAATTTTTTAAAGCTATCGAAGGATCGAATATCGCATATCTTGTTTCGAATTTATCAAGTAAACCTTCTGAATGTAAATTCTTCAAAAAAGAAAAAGAATCTATAGACACAGCGCCACCAATACAACATTTTAAATTTTTTTCTTTAGTTTTAATAAAAACTTTTCTAACCATTTTTAGAATTTCTTCATCATTAACATATTCTCTGTTTTTATTCAAAGAAGAAACTAAATCTACTCTTCCAACTGTTATGCCGTTTAATTTTTCTATCTCTTTTGTCGAGAATATATCTTCTATAGAATTAATTGCTGAAACACTTTCAAGATTAATATTTAATTGAACAGAGTTTAAAATATCTTCTGGGATATGTGTTTGAGCAGCATTTATAAATTTTTTAACCCCGAAAGCTGATTCCACCATTGGAGCCACAATTCCTTTAACCCCTATAATTGTAGAATCTTTTAAATCTCTTATTGCTTCTGGACCGCCAATTTTAAGTGTTATTTTAGTTTTTGCTTGATTACAGATCTCTTTCAATCTAATGGTCTCATTAAAAGATGCGCCTTCGTCTTCAAAACTAGTTTTAATACCGATAAGACCATGATTCTCAATCATATCGGTTAAAATTTTTACGCAGTTAAATTCTAAAGAATTCATAAATATTTTATTTTTTTGTAAAAATCGCTACGCAGTAAGCGTTTTGAATATCGTCGTATATTTTTATATCACTAATGTTATCTTCTATGTACTTTTGTTCATCTTTTGTTATATGAGGGCTTTCAAATTTGTTAGTTTTTATAAAATTTTGAATTATTTCAAAAGTTTGATCATTTCTTTGGCAGCAGCATGGTCTTCCGGCAACAGAAATATCTTCTAATATATAATATCCTCCAGATTTAACATATTTAAAAAGACTTGCTAATGAAATCATTTGGTGTTCGTGAATATGAGATCCATCTTCAAGAATAAAATCAAAAGATGAAACATTGAAAACTTTAATCATATTTTCAAAATCTATTCTTTTGCTTTGGTCTCCTCTAAAAAAGTCAACTCTATTGTTTTTTAATTTTGACATATCTACTATATCAAAAGTGTATATTTTAGCTTTTTCAAAATACGCTTCCCACATTTTTACTGACTGACCGCCTGAAGTGTATTCCATGCAAACGCCTATTTCAAGTAAATTGATAGATTCGTTTTTCCATTTATTAAGAAGTTTATCATAGATAGGAGCATATCCATGTCTAGATCCATGAGAGGATTTAGTGCTTTTATCTGAATTAAATTGATCAGCTAATTCGTCTAAAGTTTTAACGCTCATTAAAATATAAAGTTATTTTTATAAAACTGCACTATTTCTTTTATTTCGTTATCAAAACTGCATTGAGGTTTCCAACCTAAACTTCTTAATTTATCATCGTTTAAAGCGTATCTAATATCTTGACCTTCTCTAGAGATAGATAAATTTAAATATTTTTCTTGATAGTCAGAAGGTAAATATCCAAAATATTCAGAAATAATTTTTTGCACTGTTGCAATATTGCTTTGCTCGAATCCTCCTGCTATATTGAATATTTCGTTTTTTATTCCGCTTTCAATTATATTAACAACTCCATATGCAGTGTCTTTAGCATGTAACCAGTTTCTATAAGGTGCGCCTTGATTATGCAGAGGTATCTTTTTGCCAAGAGTCAAGCATTTGCAAGATTTTGGAATTAATTTTTCAACATACTGTCCTATTCCATAGTTATTTGTAGGTCTAACAATAATATAATTAATTTTATATGTTCTAGCCCAAGCAAGTATTAATTGATCAGCAGCAGCTTTTGTGGCTGAATAGGGATTGCTTGGTTTTAAAATATCTGTTTCGAAATGTTCTCCTTTCGAAATATCACCATAAACTTCATCTGTGCTAAAATGTAAAAAAGTAGGAACGATAATTCCTTCTCTTTTATAAGTTTTTAATAATTCAAGAATATTATAAACGCCATCGATATTTGTTTTGATAAAATCATCACTTTTTCTTATTGAATTATCAACATGTGTTTCGGCGGCTACATTTATAAAATAATCACAATCTACGAGTCTATCTAAATTGCAAATATCTTTTTGTTCAAATTTAAATTTTTCATATTTGTTAAATTCTTTTAGTAAATCTGGTCTTGCCGCATATGTTATTTTATCTACTCCAATTACATAATATCCTTTTTGCAGACAAAGTTTTGTTAAATAAGAACCGATTAAACCTAAACAACCAGTAATATAAACTATTTTCATAAATTATGAATAAATAAATCTAAGTTTTTCTTAATGTAGCATATTTGCTCCTCAGTTATTACTGGACTTGTTCCTAAGAAAAAAGTATCTGTTGTGATTTTACGAGCTGTTGGATATTTTTCAATAACATCTTTGGGATTCATAATACCTGAATATGCTGGTTGAAGCATAATGTTGCCAGCAAAATAAGGGCGGGTTTGAATTTTAGCGTTTTCAAAATGTTGGACAATATGTTTACGCTTAAATGGGGCATTGTTTTTAATAGTTATTGCAAATGCAAACCAGCTTGGGTCTGATAATTTAGTTGCTTTAGGAATAATAAAATAATCTTCATATTGGCTAAAAGCTTCGCAGAGCAGAGCATGATTACGCTTTCTTAAAAAATGTATTTCTGGAAGTTTTTTAATTTGAGCCAAGCCCATTGAAGCTTGAAGCTCCATTGGTTTTAAATTATATCCTATTTCATCATAAACATATTTATGATCAAACTCTTCATCTGGAAGTTCTGGAAGCCAATTGGAAAAGCGTTTTCCGCATGAACCGTTCTTTAATAAATTAGCTTTCTTTCCAACACAATAACATCCACGCCCCCATTCTCTAAAACTTCTTGTTATTATTTCTTGTAATTGAGTCTTGCAAGCCACAAAACCTCCTTCACCCATAGTCATGTGATGTGCAGGATAAAAACTGCAACTAGCAAGTTCACCAAAACTGCCAAGTGGTTTTCCATCATAAGTAGAACCCAAAGCATCGCAACAATCTTCGAGTAATATAAGATTATATTGATTTACAATTTCCATCAATCGATTCATGTTTGGAGGATTTCCAAGAACATGAGCAAAAGTAATTATTTTTGCCCCTTTCTTTGCAGCTTCTTCAACTTGATCTAAATTAAGATTAAGAGTATCAAGATCTATATCAACAAAGATAGGTTCAAATCCAACTTGAAATATTGGATTGATAGTAGTTGGAAATCCAGCTATAGGAGTAATTACTTTTGTGCCTTTTGGAAAATTGTATAATCTTTTAGACGTCATAGCTGACATCATAATCAAATTAGAACTGCTTCCGCTATTTGTTAATATACCATATTCTTTGCCGAGATGCTTAGGAAATTTGGTTTCAAAGGTAATAGCATCTTGTCCAAGCACAAGCCAACCATTTAACAAAGACTTTATGGAAGAAATGTACTCTTCTGAAGTAAAATATGGACCAGCATACTGAACCCAGTCTTTGCCGGGGATCCAAGTTTTTGGTTTGCTATCAATATAATTTTTTACTAATTCTAAAATGTTATTTAGTTCGTCCATTTATCTCTCCATTTTTTTTGAATAAGTTTATCATATTTTATTTCATCGCTTTGCATTTGCCAAGTCGCTTGAGATTCATTTATTCTATAATAATAACCTATCCATTTCGAACAGTTTTCAATATATAAATTTTTATCAACGATTTGACAATATAAATCATAATCTCCAGCTCCAGAATATTTTAATGGATTCGCAGATATATTATATTTTTTCTCAATTTCTGTTTTTCTAAAAACTGTAGGAGAATTTACATAACAACCTTTTAATAAAAGACTTTTTAAATCGGCAATATTATTATAATTTTGTGTCATTTCTCTTAAAATGTTTTTATCATTATCAACCCATTTTAAAGAAGATTGAAAAAATTTACAATTTTTTGTTTTTATAAATTCAACAGAATTTTTAATATAATCTTTATCTATATAATCGTCTGATGCGATAATTGTATAATATTCGCCAGAAATATAATTAAAAGCTTTTTCAACGCATTCATCCCAGCAGCGAGGATATATGTTTATTGCACTGTCAAATATAAATCTATTAGGATAAGTGTTTTGAAACTCTTTTATTATTTCTACGCTATTGTCAGTACTTTCATTATCAATAATTATTAATTGTAAATTTTCGTACGTTTGATTCAAGCAAGATGTTAAACATTCTGCAATATATTTTCCTTTATTGTAATTAGGAACTATAATTGAAATTTTCATTTATATTAATAAATTGTTGAACTCTTTTGATATACGTATGTTTTTCTTCTATTATTTTTTTATTTTGTTTTTTATATAGATTTAATTCATAAAGATCCCATTGACAAAATTCTTTAGCTTTTTCTATTAACTCGTCAATATTGTTTGATTGATAGCAATGAGGAAATAATAATCCTAACTGTTTAACAGAGTCAGATATTAAAATACCATTGCAGCCTAGTGATTTGAAAGTTCTTTCATTCGTATCTAATCCTAAAGTTCTTTGATACAAATCATGTATATTTAATGCAATTTTTGATCTATTTAAAACATAATTTTCTAAATCGTGTGATATGTTTTGACCTACTGAAAATCCACATTTAAAACCGGCTTTTAAAAAAGCGTTTAACGTATCTTGCATAATAATAATTTTTTCATTAAATCCATTATTAGCAAAACCACCAATAAAACAAATATCATAATCGTAATCATAATTATAAGTTTCATCGGATGTATAATTTATATTATCATAAGCTAGTGGCATCGATATAACATTTTTCCATAATGAAAAATATGTTTTCGTATCATATCCAAAAGTCCATTTAATTATGTTTTTTAAATTATTAATTTTATCAATCAATTCAGAAGATAAAGAGCATAAAAAATTTGGATGTTTTCCCCAGTGATGCGGAAATTCGTTGGGTTGTACATATAAAAAAGTTTTTTCGCTATTTTTTAAATATTTTAAATTTTGTTCATTTACAATTCCTTCTGTGATAAATAACCAATAGTTACAATCATCTTTTATTTCCTCTAGTTGAGAAATAAATTTTACTTGATAATCCAAATAAGCCCACGCATGAGCATAACCAGAATAAATCCATTTACCGGCAAATTCAGAATGCCTTTGAATATAAATTTTCATATTTTATTTATCTCTTTAAGAATATTGTTTAATCTGATTTTTGAAGTATGTTCTTTTAAAAATCTTTCATTTCCTTTTTGAGTAATTTTTTGCATTTCGTTTTCATTGTTTAAAAAGAATTGAGCCTTGTCAATGCATTCTTCTATATTTTCAAAACAAATTATTTCATCATTTGGTTTATAATATATTTCTATATTTTCGACATTTTCAGTTAATAACATGCTATTAGCACAAGTCGCTTCAAAAATTCGCAATTTCATTTGGCGTTTTTTTTGAGTATCGTTATCATTCACGGTAAGATTCAAAACCATTTTACAAGATGCGTATAACGATATCATATCTTCATAAGAACATCCTGAAAAATATGAAATCTGTTGATTCAATTTTTTTAAAAAGTTCAATCTAGTTTGATTCAATCCACCGCAAAAACCAATATTATATTTTTTTTGATTTAGTAAATATAAATCTTCATTGCAGTGCCATTGCCCTAGAATTATATTGTTATAGCCAGATTGTTTAAATTTCTGAATATAAGAATATTCTGGAGTGGAGCAAACATTGAAATAGTGACAAAAATACTGAGAAAAATTTTCGAACCTCCAAGTATCATCGCAAAACCAATTAAATGTCTTGATTTTACCAGAGTTGGTTATTTGTTTAATTTCTTCAATTGGTTCATAGGGAGTAATTTGAGGATTGCCAGTTAAACAACAAAAAATTAAATCAGGTTGGAATCGCTCGACAACTTTAGAAAAATTTTTTTCTTTTGGGTTTATAGTATCATAAAAATATACTTCATGTCCTAGCTCTATTAATGGAATATATACATTATAGTAACCAGAATCCATTCTGTTTAGATTTTCGCGAGGCAAATTTTTATTACAAACTAATATTATTTTCATATTTTATTCCAGAATATAATGTGAGCGTTTTTGCAATCATTAATGAATTTTTCTTTCCCGTGTTTTACAAAATATCGATAGCTGCCTATTTGATTTACTTTATTACTTATTATCTTACAGCCGCATAAAAAAGCTTCTGCAAAAGAACGACAAAATGGTTCTTTTAGATTTGGATTGTAGTAAAAATGAGAATACTTATTATAAATTTCTGGCATTTTTGAATAATCGGTGATTCCAATGTATTCAACATTTGGAATGCTTCTATATAAAAATTCCAAAGATGGATAATTGGTCCATCCAGATACAACAAATTTTAAATCTGTATTCTGTAACACAAAATCAAAAAATTCATAGCTTCCTTTTAAAGGATGCATGTAGCCAGCGTATAAAATTTTATTTTCTCTTTCTTTTTTTAGATCGCAAAACAAATCGGTATCGATAGGATCAGGAACTATTTCTACGTTATGAAATATATCGCCATAATCTTCAACAAAGTATTGATGGTGATATTCGGTTAAAAAGAATGTCTTTTTGCAATTAGAAAATAGTTTTTTCCTTTGTTCGTTTGTTAGATAGTTGTTAGAATCATGTTCAATGCGAATATGATGCTTGTGTTTAGATATCTCATCTAATAACCAGCTATTGGAAAAATGCAATGAACAAATATTAGAAGTTATTAGAATATCATAGTCGTGCAAATTTATATGAGATCCAAAGTTAAACTTATTAACTTTTAAAATATTATATCCTAATGACCTTCCATGATCTATTAGGATCTTATCGCTTCTTTGCGCTCCGCCAGCCGCTTGATCTAAATCAAAATCTGCAAGCCAAAGTATTTTTTTATTGACATCTTGCATTTATTAATATACTCTAATCTTATGTTTAAGACAGAAGAAAGTCAAGAAGATTTTTATCTAGTTGAATGTGCTGATTGGCAAAGTATTATTTTAAGTTGTAGTTATACTGAAGCTGCTACTATAGCCTTAAAGGAGGTAATAGAAAAGCTAGGTAAAAATACTAAATTATCACTCTTAATGAATATTAAAAAAGTTAATGATAGTGATGATAAAATTGAATTTTTACACGTTCCAGAAGTATTAACAGATTTAGGATATTATAAATTGGCTAAAGATTTATCTTCTTTATCCTCTTTTTTTCTTGACAAAGGAGAACCTTTACATTAAACTTTCGAAGTCTTCGAAGAAAGTTTAATTAATCAAAGTCAAACCACAGCGAATTTCCATAGTGTCACGTTAAAAAATTCCTCTGACTAACCTTAATAATTTCCTTAGGTATACCTTAGATGCAAAACACTCATAATTTTATTATTAAACGTAGAAAAAAAATCGTGCAAAAAGAACTTCCGCTTATTTTTGGAATAGCTGGCGTTGCTAGATGTGGCAAAGATACATTAGGAAAATATTTAATGCAAAAACTTCAAAAGAATGGATTTCCTTGTTTAACGATATCGTTTGCTTCTGCATTAAAACATGATCTAGATGACTTTTTGAAAGATAAACTTAACATTTCGGCTTTTACTGAAAACAATGCTGAAAAAGATGTTATAAGACCTATTCTAGTTTCTTACGGCACAGATGTTTGCAGAAAACTAGATCAAGATTACTGGATTAAAAAAATAGAGAAAAAAGTTAAATCTTCTATCAATAATAAAATAATAGTTATTATTACTGATGTAAGATATGAAAACGAAGCTAAATGGATTAAACAAAACGGCGGTTTTGTTATACATTTAAACAGAATGGGTCAAAAACCCGCTAATTTTCAAGAGAAACTAAACGATCCTATATTAAAACGAGCGGCAGACTATAAAATAAAATGGAAAACATTTACTGAAGAAAAAGAAACTTGCAATTGGCATATAAATCGTTTATTCTTTAAAAATAAATGGTCATTATATGGAGAATTTAAGTGATATACAATTAATCAAAAATATAAAAAGAAATAAACATGTAGATCAATCTTTATCAGAGTTAATCGATAGGCATTCTGGAATTTATCTAGATATCGTTAATTCTTTTCTAAAGAACTGCAATAACGATACTTTAAGAGAAGAAATCATAAACGATAAAGAATTAGCAATATATAATTCTGCCTTGAAATACGATGAAGATAAAGGAACTAAGTTTTCTACGTTTTTAGGAAATGAAGCTAAATGGATGTGTCTAAATGCTTCTAATAAAAATAGAAAATATATTGAACTAAACGATCATTCTTATGATTTTGAAAAAATAAAGTATGAATGTAATAAAGCTCAACAAGACTTTAAAGATTCAGTATTAAAAGATTTTAAAGTACAGCTGCAAAATCATCCTGATAAAAGATTGCACAAGATATTCTCGATGAGATACTCAGGTAATAAAAAACTTACACCCTGGAGAAAAATAAGCAAAGAAATGAAATTAAGCATACAAGGATGTATTAATATTCATAATGCTGCATTGAATTCTATATCTAAAAACATAAGATCTAAATATGAGATTACTAGTTTCAGCGCCGATTAATTCTTTATCTTTTGGAAATGTTTCTGTAAACATTTTAAGAGAGTTTTATAAGAAAAATATAGATTTGGTGTTCTTTCCGATTGGAGATAAGTTAGATTTTGGCGCTTATGATAAGATCGACAATGATTTTATTGAATATGTAAAGAAAGCTGCATCATCTAGATACGAAAAGATAGATAAGGATTTGCCATCTTTAAAGCTATGGCATATTAACTCTAGCGAATCTCGATATACAAAAAATCAATCTCTTTTGACTTTTCACGAAGTATCTCAAGTAACACCCATCGAAAAAAATATTCTTAAATGCCAAGATCAATTATTCGTAACCTCTAATTACACGAAACGAATATTTGAAATGAACGATATTGCAAATGTAAAATTTGTTCCTCTTGGTTTTGATAAAGATTTTTGTTTAACTGGAAAAACTTATTTAGAAGACAAAATTCATTTTGGAATACTTGGTAAGTTTGAAAAAAGAAAAAACACAGCCAGAATAATCAAATCTTGGCTTAAGCTTTTTGGTAATAATTCTAAGTATCAGCTATCTTGCGCTGTAACAAATCCGTTCTTAGACAAAGCTAAATTTCAAGACGAAATGATTAAGATATTTGAAGGCAAGCAGTACAATAATATTAATTTTGTACCTTATATGCAGACAAATAGTGAAGTCAATGATTACCTCAACAGTATAGACATTGATCTCAGTGGATTAAGCGGAGCAGAAGGATGGAACTTGCCATCATTTAATTCTACCGCGTTAGGCAAATGGAGCGTTGTCATGAACGCAACAGCTCACAAAGATTGGGCGACAGCAGACAATTGCATTCTAATCGAACCAACAAAGCTAAAAGACTGTTACGATGGAATCTTTTTCACTCCTAACTCAGCTTTTAATCAAGGTCAGTTTTTTGATATTTCAGATGATGAAATGGATGCTGCGATTTTAAAATCTGTTGAATACGCAAAGAAGCCCAATCCAAACGGACTAAAGCTACAAGAAAAGTTCACATATGAGACAACAGCTGACACACTTCTTGGCTCAATAAAGAATTAAAAGTGTCAAAATGACTCTATTAAATGATTTTTCAGCTTAAAAAAATTGGCATGATTCTTGCTATATGTATTTTACTATGTACTACAAAACTCTTAAATATACATATAACGACACCGATAATGAACTAGTTTTTAATTTTGAACTAGCTGGTAAATCTAAAGAAAACGTTAAGATCTTTACCTCAAATAAAGCGCTTAATATTAAAGTAGACGACAAGCAAACATTTGCTGTTGACTTTGATGATTATTTATATGATGTAAATGATTATGACTTTGAAAGCGTAACCGCTAAAATGAGTAACGGCTTACTATCAGTTAAATTGCCCAAGAAGAAAGAAAGATTGAGAACGATAGAAATAGAATAAAAAGAAGCGCGGCCTAAAAACCGCGCTTTAATTTTTTATATATTTCATATAATAGTTATGGTCTATCAATTCAAAAATAAAAAAACAGGCAAAATCATTGATGTAGTAATGCCAATGAAAGAATATAAGCATTATTGCGGTGAAAACGGAGATGAAAATTTCTGGGAACGAGTTTATGATTTGCCGCAAGTTAATATTGGAAATGCAAAAGTAGTTGATCCTTTTGATAATAAAGGATTCGTGAATAAAACAGCAAATATGAAAGGTCGATATGGTGATCTATTAGATTATTCTTCTGAATTATCAGATCGTAGAGCATCTTTGAATGGCGGCGAAGATCCCATCAAACGCAAGTATTTCGACGATTACAAAAAGAAAACAAATGGCAAAAAACATATAAAAGATAAACCGAAAACCATAGAAACAAAAAATGCAAAAATTGAATTTTGATTAAGAACCCCCAGTATCTAATACATCAAAAGTAACTGAATTACTAAAAGAACTTATATTATTAGCATTTGTTCCATCATAAAAATATGCTTTTGCTTTAATAGTATGTGATCCGATTTCTAAATCAGAAGAAGGAGTAAATGTAAAACTGAATGTATTGTTTGATTTAACATTTGAAATGATAATATCTCCCAAAGTAGAAATAATAACATTATTATCATATATATCAATTAAAATATCTTCTGAATAAGTAGGCAATTCAGTTTGTGTCCAAGTACCAGAAATAGTCGGTCTTTTATTATTTGTATTATTGATATTATTTAAAACTGGAGCAGGCACCGTTAAAGCTTTATAAATAATATTAGAAGAATCAGAGCTTGAATTTCCACCATCATTTATTTGTGCTACAAGATTATTTGTTGTTAAACCTAAATAAGGAGAAGAAGGATTTATTTGATAAGATAAATCACTGTTTAAAGAAACTGGACCATATACATAACCATCATCATCTAAAGAAACAGTTTTACTCTCTTGACCATAACCTTTAATATCTGGAGATCTATTATAACTTGAAACACTTTGTGCGTATATATTACTTGATATTGTTACGCTTGGTATTTTTAAAGATGTGTAAGAATTAAAATTATTTGATATCTGAGTCAATGCATAAGACGATCCAGCTAAAGTAGTCATTGCTGCATTTATAGAAGAAATCAATTTATGCACAGCCGGTAAGCCTCCTATTGAATTCCCGATTGCAGGAGCAGTTCTTGATGAGCTAGACGTATACATCCAAGTTCCTAAAATAATCAACTCTCCATTTAAAATACAAAAAACAGCATTTCCAGAATCTCCAGAAATAACACCTTCACAGTAAGAATATTTTTTTAAATTTTTACTAGCTTTTATGTCCCAAATATAATGATATGGATATCCTCCATAATTACTTTTCCTTAACAATCCATCGCCAATAGAAATATTTTTATCTTGATCAATAAAAACAACAGGCATTTCAAGGCCAGAACCGACAGGATCTATAATAGTCTCATAAAAATTATCAAAACTACTAGATAAAGTTTTATAATAACACAAAGAAGAATCAATAGTTGTACTTAATACTCCAATTACAATATCAGTATTAGAAATCACTAAAGTATTGCTAACAGTATAATTAAAAACTTCATTATTATTATTTACAAATTTTACATCAAAAGATTCTCCAGATTCTGCTATCGAATGACGAGCAAATAAAACATGTTTATTACTTATTAAAACGCCACTTTTTTTAGATTTATTAGCAGATGTTCCTTTATCAACATAAACAGCAACACCAGATAAATCAAAATTTTTTAAAAAATGATTTGGATTTCGGGTCCAACTACTTGGTGGATTCTTTGAAGAAAATATATTTCTATCTTTCATATTATAACAAAGCTAATGTTTGATTGTTAATAGAATCAATTAGTTCTCCAGTAATTAATTCTGCTGCTCCTGAAATAGTAAAACCACTTGTTTCTGAAATTCTAAATGAGAACTGAGAACTAAAAGCCATATTATCTCCTATTGACAAATTAAAATTTTGAGACTCAACACGGGCATTTGAAATACCAAGAGTATAACTTGTGTCTCCATTGCAATTTTTAAAAACAAAAGTAAAATCATATTCGTTTTCATCATCAAATATTTGCGAAAAATCTCCTGTTACAGCTTTATCAAAAATACCATCAAAAGATAATGTTCCAATAACTGGAAATAATAATCGTTTATCATAAGGATAATTACTGCCAAACCCCACTAAATCTCTTCTGTCTAAAGGAATTTCTACATTGACTGAAGTTATATTTGCCTCAACAGCACCTGTATATCTAATACCGCCAATTAAAGGTTGCTGCATCTGTAAAACAATATCTCCTGGTCGCAAAGCGGCAGGTCTAACATCTTGATTAGAAAAATAATTCTGAGGATTTAGATTAAAAGCTGTTAAAGCATATGTACCAGTTGATCTGATGGTTCCTGTTAAATCAATTGATGGTAATAAAGTTCCAGTTCCTGTATAATTTTGAAATAATATATTTAAACAATCATATGACGCGCTTGCTGTTGGTATAGTCCCAACAGCTGCATTTATCGAATAGCTTGTTAAAAAGCAGTTCCCTATACTCATTACATCATAATTAGATAAACTGCCAACATCTGAAAAATCTTCCGCATTAGTATTTGATAAAACGTAAAAAATATTTTGATCTTTACCAAAATCAGCAAAATTTTTAAAACACCCAGTCACCCCATCTGTTATAAAACCCATTATTAACTCATTAGAATTATCAGTTAAATAATAACTAAAAGAAGTAGATATTTTAGGATATTGCAAATATCTTTGAAATGTAAAATCAGACGAACCTACTTGCTTCGCTCTAGTTACAGGAGTAGATATTTCAATGTTGCTTGACTGAACACGTCTAATTGACTTCAAAGAAGCAACACCCGTTTGAGCTTCCCATGAAGGGGATTCCGACATCAAAATCGTATTGCCAGCATATATAACTCTGTTTCTTGTATAAGACATTATATATTATATACACTAACTAAATATAAAAACAAAAAAAGAGCTGCCGATAAAATCGACAGCTCTATTAGTTAAATTATGAATTATACAACCTTTGGTGACAATGATTCTCTGATTTTCTTTGAAAGGAAAAGAGTAGTTTCTGCTATTCTCAATCCTTCATACTTTGTTGCTAGATCAAGAATATTTACCATTACTGATAGCTCTTCTCTTGTAAAATTAACAGTCAAGATTTCTGTTGGATCTTGAACCGCATTAACTGCGGGAACATTTAAATTATCGCTCATACTACAATAATATGAAGGAAAATAAAAAAATCAACATTATTTTAACGAATCATGCTGCTCAAAATCAAAAGAGTATTTATTTAAATACATATATTTATTTAAAAATTTTGTTTTATTGTTTTCCCAGTTTTCAATAGCAAAAGAGCTTTTATTTATGAGTTTCGAGTCAACGTTATCATCATTAACATCAACCGTTAAAAAATCTTGGCAAGATTGCTTTTTTATATCTTTACACACATTATAAACAAAATCAAAATCCTCCCAACCGTAACATTTAAATTCTTCATCGAGAAAAAAATTTTCATATATTTTTTTTGACAATATCCAATTGGAACATTTTTCAGGAATATTTTCTTTAGACATTCTATAGCCCAAATGCAACGCACAAAAATCAAGTTTTTTAAATGAAGGCAACTTAATTATACTTGAATCAATACCAGATAAAATAATAAGCCAATCTGGCTTTATTATCCTTGCGGCTTTTATACATTTATTTTTTAATCGAGCAACACTAAAATCAAAAGGAAAATTTTCGCATAATTCAGAAGCGACAAAATAACTAAAATTTCCTGTCACTTTATGAAAAAATGAAAATCTATGACTCGCTTGAGGAGTCATATAAGAAGTAATCAAAATTTTCATATTAATTTAATAAATTTATTAAATTAAATTCATAATTTTTTAAACTAAACTTAGGTAAAACACTTTCAGAATATTTTTGCCAATTATGTCTTATATTATCTTTATTTTCATAACAATAACGCATTTGTTCTATTAAAGATTCTTCTTTTACTTCTGCCCAATAACCACCATTTTTCCCCCAAGCGTTTATTGCTAATTGTTCTTCATAATCTACAAAAAAAGAATTATCTTTATTACAAAAATCTTTTACTCCGCCATAATTTGCCGTAATTACTGGCCTACCAACTGCAAGAGATTCTATTTGAAAAAATCCCCAACCTTCAGCTTTTGCGCTTGTTACAAAAACATCAGATTCTTTTAAATATTCATGTACTTCAAAATCTGTTAAATCTTTATAATTAAAAGAAATTCTATCGTCTAATATATTAGATAATTTTGGTTTATCACAAACAGATAATTTAAATTTTATTTCCACATCCTTAACATTCTTAAATGCTTTTCTAAATGCTGAAAGAATAATCTCAAAATTTTTTCTTTTACCATTACCCGAAGATGTTGCACTACAAGCTCCAGCACAAAAAGTAAATTTTTTTAAATCAGATTTTTCTTTATATACGAAAAGCGAATCGTCAACAAACAACGGTAAATGATTGACTCTTTTGACACCACTTAATTTAAAAACGTCTACATTCCATAAAGAAGGAACCATTATTTTTCCTTGAAAATGATTCAACTCTTCAACAGAAAAACGAGGCAAATAAGTTGATTCCCACATTGTTATAAAAGATATATTATCTTTATCAGGTAAAACATTAATCAAAGACCCATATCTATCTAAAGGCAAAGAAGAAATTATTAATTCATCAGCTTTGAAATTTTCTTTAGTTATTTTTCCAAATTTATAATCTGTTTTTTCTTGAAAAAAACCTTCGATTGGAAACAAAGTTAAATCATAGTTTTGCTTTAAAATATCAACTGTTTTATTAATTAATTTTTTATATCCTGAAATAGCTGAACAAGGAACGCGACAGATTAATTTTTTCATTCTTCAGGTATAAATTGATATCCAATTTTAGAATTATTATTTTGTTCAAAAGCTTGTTTTAATGATTCAATTTTATTTTTTAAAGAACTATAAGCTAACTGGCATATTTCTTGTGTTGTTTTACCAGATATTTCTGAAGAAGATAAGATATGTTCCACGTATGCGCTATTTTCAAAATCGTCTTTAACATTAAAACCAACTAAAAACCTATCTTTATCAATAAATTCATAACGAGCTATTGTATATATAATATTCATTTTTAACCTGTATAAAACGGCATTGTATAAACTGTTCCATCTATATCTATTGGCAACCAACCCGCAAGGGTTTTTCCAGTAGAACTGCTAGTTAGTGTTGCATTAGAATTAGATATTTTAATAGCAGGTCGAGTACCGCCACTAACACTAGTGATTGTTAATGTGCGACTTGTGGCAGGAGCACCACCGATACCAACACTTCCTGTAAATCTTCCATCTCCAACAACATCAAATTTGTAAGCAGGAGATGTTGAACCTATACCTACATTTCCACGATCTAATATAAGTACGTCATCATATGCAGTACCATTATTCTTCATTGAAAAGTTATAACGAACAACATTTGCTGTCATTGTCTGTTTCAAATCTAAATAAAATGCATCTGAAGTATCGAAATAAGCCCATCTTTGAAATACTTGACCATCTGTACCTGTTGAAGAATTATTTACTCTAAGAGTGGGATAATCACCATCAGGAACAATTGAAAGTCTTCCTGCTGGATTAGTAGTTCCTATACCCACATTACCACCAGATAACAAAATCATTTTATCAGCATTATTTATTCTGAAATAAATATTTTTTGTATTTGCTGCATTCAAATACGTAGTGCCATCTGAATATTGCAGTAAAGCATAAGAATTAGCAGTGGCTCCAATGCTATTATGCACAAAAACAGCATAATTGCCGTCCCCTATCCAGCTTCCAAGTCTTGCTTCACCAATTTTAGCACCCAAACCAGCGGTAACTGTTCCAGTATTAACATCTAATTTTTGAGTTGCAGTTGTAGTGCCTATACCAACATTGCCAGATGTATTAATTGTAACTACTTGATTACCAGAGGTATAAAATCTTTGTTCGGTCCATGTTGAAGAGTTACCGTGTAACAACACAGTTCCAGAGGATGATAATGTAGCATCAGCACCTTCTCCAATTGCACCGTTGTAAGAGATTCTACCAGTCACATCTAATTTATAAGCAGGATTTGTTGTGCCTACACCAACGTTACCAGAAACAATAAATGAATCCGTTTGATTTATATTTCCATTATAGCCAACTCTACCTTGAGTCATTTCTACAACTGGTTTATAATAAACTGTAGTATCTGTTGTATATACAGAACCAACAGTAAGATTCTTAATATTTGTAGCCTCAGCTCCAGACGATGCAAAGCTTCTTATTTTAACAAAAGCAGCATTTCCTGTTGATGTTCTATGAATTATAGTTATATAATATTTTCCAGTTGTCGTATTAAAGAAAACACCATCAATCGCCCAATTAGTAGCAACCTCACCATATGCAGCTTTATAATAAGAAACATTATCATAAATACTAGAAGTATATGGACCAGTACCACCTGCCGCATTCATACCGACAGAGAACACTTTGATCAATTGACCAGTACTTAATTGATCACTGAAATAACTAGTAACTTCAACTTCAAAATTTCCCCATAAAACAGTATTTCCAGGCGCAACATCAAATGTAATATTAACTTTTTGATTTGCTACTCCATTGCTAAATGAAATTGCAAAAGTTTTCTCAGCGCATCTTAATGTATATCTAGTAGTATCATTATAATTATCAAATGCAAATTGAGGACTTGTAGTTCCAACACCTATATTACCATCGCTTGCAATGCGCATTCTTTCTGTACCATTTGTATAAAAAGCTGTAACACCATGTGTATAATTAACGTTATTTTTGCTTAACTGTCCCAGTGTTAAAACACCCGCTACACCACCCGTTGTTCCCGGAACATATTTAAGAGCAACACTTCTATCAAAATCAATAGCATAATTTGGAGACAAATGTATTTCAGAAGTAGTTGTATTTCCAGAAGTTAACCATAAAGATTCAGAATTATTATAGCTATATAATTGAAATGGAGTATGTCCGGCTGTAGCAGCTAATCTTAAATTACCGCCATTTACATGAAGTAATGAAGAAGGTGATGATGTACCAATTCCAACACTGCCACTTGATGTTGCTAAATATGTTGAAGTTGTTGAAAATAAATTACCACTACTATTTGTATATACTGGAATACTAGAGCTGTAATATTGATTACCATAACCTCTAATTCTATTTATTCTTAAAGCGCCCCCTGAAGAAATAGCTTGAGTTGCAGTAAAAGTGAATCTTATATATCTATTATCAGATAAATCTCCTAAAGAAAAAGCTAATAATCTTGCTTCATTATTTGAAACGGTGACTGTGTTAGTTGCAGTGGTAAATGTAACATTATCAACGCTTTTTTCAATTAAAACACTAAATCCATAAAAAGCATTATTTCCATAATCACTTTGAATTGTTATAAAATTAGGTCTACGATATGCTACAGATAAATCAACTGTAAATCTTTTAGCTGTAATTCCTCCTGAATACTCAGTAAACGTAATAATTTCAACAGAGCTAGTTGCGTTTCCATCAAATAAATTTGCATATGTAGGTCCAGTTGAATCTGCGCTCCAACTTGCGCTTTGGAATTTTTCAGGACCTGTCACAGATCTAAATCTTAATGGATCATTGACACCAATTGCATTAGATAAGCTTTCAATTAATTCTAAATACGATTGAGGGCCAGCCGCAGGATTAGCTGTAAACGTAGCATATGAAGTTGTAGCAGCAGGCATAGCAACATCTTTTCCTATTCTCACGAAATCAGTAAAAATAGAAGTGCCTTCTATATGTAGTTTTTGACTTGGAATAGTTGTTCCAATAGCGACACTTGTTCCATTATCAAAAATTTGAGAATTACCAATTGTTGATGAAGAAGTGAATTTAGTTACATAATTTGTTGTTCCTGAAACAGTTACGCTAGTACCACTTGTTCCCGAAGATCCGCTTGTTCCCGAAGATCCGCTTGTTCCTGAAGATCCGCTTCTTCCTGAAGAACCACTAGTTCCAGACGAACCACTAGTTCCAGATGAACCGCTTGTGCCCGAGGACCCACTTGTTCCTGAAGATCCGGGTGTGCCGGGAGTTCCTGCTGAACCATTTCCACCAGAAGTCCCAGATGAACCGTTAGAACCATTTGTTCCAGATGAACCGCTTGTGCCCGAGGACCCACTTGTTCCTGAAGATCCGGGTGTGCCATTACCACCTGATGTTCCAGAAGAGCCTCCTGATCCATTTGTTCCGCTAGTTCCAGATGAACCACTAGTTCCAGATGAACCGCTTGTACCCGAGGAACCACTTGTTCCTGAAGATCCGGGTGTGCCGGGAGTTCCTGCTGAACCATTTCCACCAGAAGTCCCAGATGAACCGTTAGAACCATTTGTTCCTGAAGATCCGCTTGTTCCCGAAGATCCACTTCTTCCTGAAGATCCACTTGTTCCAGATGAACCGCTTGTGCCCGAGGACCCACTTGTTCCTGAAGATCCGGGTGTGCCATTACCACCTGATGTTCCAGAAGAGCCTCCTGATCCATTTGTTCCGCTAGTTCCAGATGAACCACT